CAGCTGTCGTTGTTGGCTTGGTCGTTACGCTGAGCGTTGGATTGATTGAATGACATGAGAGTGCTCCAAGAGAGTTAAAGAGATTCGGCAGGATTTGCCACCAAAGGGCGGAGCCCAAAAGGTGTTGAGAGGTGATGCCATTCAGCCGGCTGGAATGTACCTACAGGTGGCATCAGGTCAGATGTAATTAAGCTGTAAGGTTTGAGCTAGATCAAAGGATGGCTGCTGATTACCCTCGCCATGCCAGCATTGCCCCGATACCACCCCAGAGGATGGTGTTGAGGACGATGTAGCCGAGGTTGATAAGTCGTTGTTTCATAGGGTTTTCCCTTGGTCAGGTTGTTGGGTATAGCGAGCTTCATCGTCCAGTCGGACGTACTCGCTGATGACGGTCATGGGCACGCGGCCCAGAGCCTTGGCCACCTGTAGTGGCGGCATAGCTTGGCACCAGGCTGAATAGATATCAGCCTTGGTTTGGGCTGAGCATTGAGCGGCACTCATTTGCCACCCCACTTCTGTTCGAAGCGGATGACATTGCGCACCAGAAGGGCAGCAATGAGGGCTAGAGCAGCCGCAAAGGCGTAGGCAAGGTATTGCCATGGTTGATCTACGAAGAGGCTCGCAACGAGCTCTATGCAGGCAGAGACCATCATGAACACAGCAAGGCCGAGTTCTCGATGGATGTAGAACAGACGAGAGATAGTTTTGCGATCGAACATGAGAGTTCTCCTTTGAATTGAGTTGAGATATCGGGTAGATATCGGAATGGGAATTAAGTTAGTGAGTGGTCACTTACTTGGGGATTTTTAATGGAATGAGACTTCGCTCAGTCTTTCCTCACCAAACCTGCAGTTGACAGGTATCGGTATCCACAGATGGGCGGAGCCCAACTCAGTTGAGCTAGTCGTTCTATCTAAGAACTGACTATCTTGAATGTGTAATGTGTGAGGTCCCAAACCCTCCGAAGAGGGTAAGGGTTATCACTTGGGCTTCTTGTTCTCGAGGACGAGAGCTTTGGCAGCTTGGATCTTTTGGTCTTGCTCGAGTTCCCAGTTTTGGACGTGCTTGTCCGCTACGGTGACGACGCGATTGACCATGTCGCCAGAGGCTTCCAGTGCTTTTGCATACTTGGATGCGGCAGCGCAGAGAGAGACGATGACGTTGATGATTGCTCCGAACATGTTGAGTACTCCTAGGATGGATAGGGCGAGATTGCCCACCGATGCACGGAGTGCGAAAGTAGGAGCGAGGTAGCGCAGCTACAGGGGGGGGGGTGGTTGAGTTGAGTGTGTTAGACCACTCAGTCCTACATCCATACCCATTTTGCAAATTTCCCAAAAACCCGTGCCTAAAAATTAAGCAGCGATATTCCCGACCAAAGTCGAGGGGATTGGTTTCTCGATAAACTGCGGGTCCCCCCGCCGTTCACCCCCACTCCCTTTTATATTTTTAATGGGTCTTATATGTAGTACTTAGGTTATACGGTCTTTAGGCTATTTTTCTTTTGGTTTACTATATGCACCCTATAAGGTTGTTTTATAGGAAACCCAATGAGTGCTTTGACTGTAGACCAGTTCAAGATGGCTCTTCCCGATAAGGTGAAGAAGAGCATCAACCAGGAGTTGATTGACCAGATCAATACGACTCTTGCAGATCCCGAAATGTATGAAAGCTATCGGGATAACCTCTTGTCCTACACCAAGGTCATGGCTGATGGCCGGTTCAAGGTGCAGGAATATGTGAATGCCGTGAAGTACGTGAGCCACAAGCTGATGGGGGCCACGAACATCGAGGCTTATTCCAAGACCTTCCCCGACAAGATCACGAGGTTTGCTGCTCAGGGTGTGACGGCCAAGGATATTGCGAGCTACGTCACTGCCTACAACAAGAGCAAGCTGGTGAACCTGATCTTCGAGCAGACGCTCATCCCGAGCTACGTCCTGAACCAGGACCTGTACCAGAAGGCCTTGAATGTGCAGGCCGAGCTGATGGTGGCTGCGAAGAGTGAGAAGGTGCGAAGCGATGCGGCCAATTCACTGCTGACCCACCTCAAAATGCCCGAGACCCAGAAGGTCGAGCTGGATGTGAAAGTGAAAGAGGATGGGTCGATTGGTGCGTTGAGGCAGGCTACGTTGGAGCTGGCCCGCGCGCAGCGCTTGGCCATGGAAGCTGGGCAGGTGACCGCACAGGATGTGGCCCATAGCCGCGTGATTCCCGCTGAGGTGGTGGACGTTGAAGCGAAAGAAGTTGAATGAAGCTCTTTGCTCAATGTGCGTTCGTTGCCTTGGTGTCGGCAGCAGGGTGGGGTGCTTTGTTCGCCACGTTGGTGAGTCCGGTGTTGGGCTGGGTTGTGGGGCTAGTTATGGCGCCTTCGATCTTCACCATCTTCTGGATGGCTGAGCGTGGGCCCGTGGCCCAAGTAGAAAAGATGTACCGCAGGAGGTTTGATGACTGATCCCGTAGCTGAAGCACTGGCCCCATGGACAGTCGAGCAATACCTGAACGAGACCGACTACTCGGTCGACCCGAGCTATGTGCCGAGTGACTTTGCACTCGAGTTCGTCACCTTCATCAAGCTGGTGAACGGCGCGCAGGGTGAAGAGAACAAGACCCCGTTGGTTCACTACCGGATGCTGGACACCATCACCTATGGGGGCCGGCGAATCATCAACCTCTGTCACCGCGGTATTGCGAAAACCACCGTGATGGGGGAATACCTGTTCCTGTACGTGGCCACCTACGGCGAGCTGCCCGGGTTCGGCCGGATCGACCTGGCTCTCTACGTGTCGGACTCGATCGAGAACGGTGTGAAGAACATGCGCAAGAACTTGGAGTTCCGCTGGGAAAACTCCGACTTTCTGAAGCAGTACGTCCCCAATATCCGTTTCACGGACATCCGCTGGGAATTCCAGAATGCCGACGGCAAGGTGTTCATCGTCAAGGGCTACGGCGCGAAGACCGGTGTGCGCGGTGCGAAGGAACTGGGTAAACGTCCGCAACTGGCTGTGCTCGATGACTTGATCTCAGACGAGGACGCGCGTTCGGCCACTGTGATTGCTGCTGTGGAGGACACCGTCTACAAAGCGGTGGACTACGCGCTTCACCCAACCAAGAACATGATCGTCTGGTCTGGTACCCCCTTCAATGCGAAGGATCCGTTGTACAAGGCTGTTGAGTCTGGTGCTTGGGCGGTGAACGTGTTTCCAGTGTGCGAGCAGTTTCCTTGTACCGAGCAAGAGTTCCGTGGCTCATGGCCTGATCGCTTTACCTACCAGTACGTGAAGCAGCAGTACGACAACGCCGTGAAGCTGGGCAAGGTCGATACGTTCAACCAGGAATTGATGCTGCGAATCATGAGTGAAGAGGATCGAATGATCCAAGACTCAGACATCTGCTGGTACAACATCGACTCTGTGCTGCGCAATAAGAGCCGCTTCAACTTCTACATCACGACCGACTTTGCAACGTCGATCAAGGACAAGTCCGACTTCTCTGTGATCAGTGTGTGGGCCTACAACAATGTGGGCGACTGGTTGTGGGTGGACGGGGTGTGCAAACGTCAACTCATGGATGCCAACGTCAATGACCTATTCCGTCTCGCGCAGATCTACCGTCCACAATCTGTGGGCATTGAGGTTACTGGTCAACAGGGCGGGTTCATCCAATGGATCCAGGGGCAAATGCTTGACCGGAATGTTTACTTCCCTCTTGCTTCGGAAGGTAACGACACCAAGCCCGGAATCCGACCCAACACCAACAAGCTCGTTCGGTTTAATACCGTGGTTCCTCTGTTCAAAGCACGCAAAGTCTTTTTCCCGGTAGAGAAGAAGACCGAGCCTACAATTGCAGAAGCCATCAATGAATTGAGCCTGGTTTCTGTTTCTGGTTTCCGCAGCAAGCACGATGACTTCATCGACACGATCTCGATGCTCTCGTCACTGACTCCCTGGAGACCATCGGAAGAGGCCCCGATGAAATCCGGCAAGACAGCCGACGGCATGTGGGAGCTCGACGTTGACGACGAACCCGAAGACCGCCGGTCCTCATACATCGTGTAAGGAATACCCATGAAACTGCAAGAAGTCTTCACCCAGCTCACCGTAGGCGAGCTCTCTCAAATCTCCATCGGCGGCGGCACGATGGGCGAGATCCGACAAGCCGACTATGGCAAGGTCGTTGCCCACATCAACCTGGGTCTGGCTGCGATCTACCAGCGCTTCAACCTGAAGGAAGGTCGCTTTGTCATTGAGCTGCAGCAAGGCCTGACCACTTACCAGCTGAGCAGCCAGTACTGCCAGTCCAACACCCGCTCTCGCCAGCCTCTGAAGTACATCGATGACACGGCCATGCCCTACAAGGACAACCTGATGAAGGTGGAGCACGTGTTTGCTGAGTCTGGCTTCGAGTTCTCGGTGAACAACGCGGTGGACATCTACTCGATGAACACCCCCACCCAGCGTGTTCTCACAGTGCCGGCTGACATCGTGGCCAAGAAGGACACCTTGCTCGAGGAACTCAAGACCGACACGTTGGAAGTCGTCTTTCGCGCGGCGCACCCAAAGATCATTGTCGAAGACAACGATATCGAGCCTGACATGTACGAGCTGGAGCTGCCGGACACCCATTTGGAGCCCTTGCTTTTCTTCGTGGCTTCACGTGTGCACACCCCTGCCGGCTTGGGTGGCGAGGACAACACGGGCAACCTCTACTTCCAGCGCTACGAAATGGCTTGCCAGGCCCTGGAAAACCAGAACCTGCAGATCGACAAGGGCGCGCAGTACAACCGAATCGAGCGAAACGGCTGGGTTTAAGCCTATACTTGGGGCTCCAAGGTTTGAACAACGAAGGATTACCCATGAAAAAAGGTAAAGGTGGAAAGGGCGGCGGCGGCAAGAAATGCTGACCAACGTCTGATTCCGGAAATGAAAAAAGCCCCGTAATTGGGGCTTTTTTCTTTGGTTCGTCGGGTTTTATTTGCCGGTCGACCCAAATCCACCTTCACCGCGCGCCGTTTCATCGAGAGAATCGACCTGGTTTAGGGTCACGTTGGCGATCGGAACCACCAAGAACTGCAGCACGCGATCACCTGCATTCCAGGAAAATGGAATTCCTGACTTGGTTTTGATCGCTGCCTTCCATTCTCCGCGATAATCGGCGTCAATGACACCGCATGTGTTGTTCAACTCGACACCGTGTTTAGCACCGGCACTCGAGCGGGGCAGCAATAAAGCCACATGGCCATCGGGAACTGCCGCGGCAAATCCGAGACCAACCAATTGGCTATCACCTTTGGCTTCACCCGCCTGAGGCATGTAGATGTCGAACGCTCCTGCTTTATCAGAAGCCTTTGTTGGCATAATGAATGCCGAATGAAGAGATTGAATGTCCATTCTGTTTACTTTCAAGGTTTAACGGGATGATCTTAGGTACCTAAAGAACGACGCAGATTATGACTGACAACGATACGCAAGCACAGCAGCTCGGGCTCGAAGCTCCATCACTCACGAACTGGAAGAATCCACCGAAGCTGGGTACGCTCAAGCAGGATCTGACGTTCGCCATTCCGACGCACAATCTTCAGAAGACCAAGATCACTGAGTGGCTTGACAACCTGAACGTCACTGGTTCGGCCAAGGTCAATACACCCAAGGGAAACTCGAGCATTGTTCCGAAGTTAATCCGGAAACAAGCCGAGTGGCGATACGCTGCATTGAGCGAGCCTTTCCTTTCCACAGACTCCGTGTTTAACGTGAAGCCTGTGACGTGGGAAGACCGCGATGCAGCGAAACAAAACGAACTGGTGTTGAACAACCAGTTCAATATCCATATCGACAAGGTCAAGTTCATCGACGAATACGTGCGCGCAGCCGTCGACGAAGGAACTGTCATTACCCGAGTGGGTTGGGAATTCCAAGAGGAAGAAGTTGAGGTTGAAGTCCCCAATGTGGAGTACGTGATCAACCCTGAGTTTGGCCCGATGCACCAGCACTTGGACCAGATGGAAAAGGAATCTCCCAGTCAGTACATGACGGATGTTCCTGAAGAGCTCAAGCAAGCGCACCAGCTCTACAAAGAACAAGGCCAACCGATCGAACCGATCGTCAATGGCACCCGCAAAGAAAAGCAGATGAAGACGGTCGTCAACCGTCCGACCTTGGATGTGTGTGACTTCCGAAACGTCATCATCGATCCCACCTGCATGGGCAACATCGATAAGGCTGGCTTCTTGGTTTACACCTTCGAGACCTCGATGTCCGAGCTCAAGAAGAACAAACGCTACAAGAACCTCGAGTACGTGAACGTGGATGCCAACACGGTGTTGGGCACCCCGGATCACACACCCTCGGACGGTGTGCGCAGCTTCAACTTCCATGACAAGCCCCGCAAGAAGCTCGTGGTTCACGAGTACTGGGGCTACTGGGACATCAACGGTGATGGCAAAGCCGAGCCATTCGTTGCCGCTTGGGTGGGTGACACGATGATCCGCATGGAGAAGAACCCCTTCCCAGACAAGAAGATCCCTTTCGTCATCGAGCACTACTTGCCTGTGCGCAAGGCCAACTACGGTGAGCCAGACGGCGCCCTCTTGGAAGACAACCAGAAGGTGGTGGGTGCTGTCACGCGCGGCATGATCGACATCATGGGCAAGTCGGCCAATGGCCAGACGGGTATCCGCAAGGACATGCTCGATGCCACGAACCGTCGCAAGTTCGACAAGGGTCTGGACTACGAGTTCAACGCGAACGTGGATCCTCGCCAGGGTGTCTTCATGCACACCTACCCCGAGATCCCAGCCTCCGCCCAATTCATGCTGCAGCTGCAGAACATGGAAGCCGAGTCGATGACCGGCGTGAAGGCGTACTCACAAGGTGTGAGTGGTTCGTCTTTGGGTGACGTGGCCGCTGCTGTGCGTGGTGCACTGGATGCTGCATCGAAGCGCGAGCTTGGCATTCTGCGTCGCCTGTCAAACGGCATCACCCGTATCGGCCGCAAGATCATTGCTATGAACGCTGAGTTCTTGAGCGACGAAGAAGTGGTTCGCATCACCAACGATGAGTTCGTGACCGTCCGCCGCGATGACCTGGGTGGCAACTTCGACCTGAAGCTCTCGATCAGCACGGCCGAAGAAGACAACAACAAGGCCGAGCAGCTGGCTTTCTTGCTGCAGACCGTTGGCCCCAATGGCGATCGTTCCCTCATGCAGATGGTGCTCGCCGACATCATGCGCTTGCGCAAGATGCCTGACCTGGCCCACAAGATCGAGACCTTCCAGCCTCAACCAGACCCCCTGGTTCAGGAAGAGCAGATGCTCAAGATCGAATTGCTCAAGGCTCAGATTGCCAAAGAGAACGCCATGGCTGCACAGCACCAAGCCACTGCAGTTCTCAACCAAGCCAAGTCTGCAACCGAAGGTCAGATCGCTGCAAACGTGAAGTCCGATACCGATCTCAAGAACTTGGATTTCGTCGAACAAGAGTCCGGCGTAAAACAAGAGCGCGAGAAGGAATTGCACGGTGAACAAGCTCGCAGCCAGATGCAGATGAAGACCATGGAACATGACTTCGCACGCGAAGAACGAAGCCACGACTTGCTAAAAGAATACGTTATGAATAAGGCCACTTCGAAAAAGTAATATGATCCGGGGTGTGAGTTCAATTCACATCCCCATCTATTAACTTTTTGAAAGCACTGGTAGACATGAGCAACCAAAGCAAAGTCATCGAAGAAAACATCAAGGCAGCACGTAAGCTAGTTGACCTTGGCAACGCCCTCGAGCGCTTGAAGACCAACAAGGACTTCAAGACAATCGTGATGGAAGGCTACTTCGAAAAAGAAGCCATTCGTCTGGTTCAAGCCAAGAGCAATCCCGGCCTTCAATCTCCCGAGATGCAAAAATCGATCATCACTCAGATCGACTCCATCGGCAACCTCAACGCCTACTTCTCCACGATTGCCACGCAAGCCTCCATGGCTCGCAAGAACATCGAAGTGGATGAAGCAGAACTTGAAGCCATCGCAGCTGAGGAGACTGAATAATGTCTGACGGAACCAACACCCAAGTCCAAGAGCCTGATTACCTCTCCATGTCGGATGAGGAAATCATGAACATGACCGGTCCTGTTTCTACAACCACCACCACGGTGGAAGAAGAAGAGGAAGAAACCGGTACCGATGATTCGGCTGGTGCTCAAGACAACCAGGACGATCAAAACACCGACAACGCTGACTCGAAGTCTGAAGACGACGAGCAGAAAGACGATGAAGCCAAGGGCGATGACGACGAGCCGGCTGCTAAGCCGGGCGAGGAGGAGTCGGCCGAAGGCGATGATCCAACTAAAGCTCAGGATAAAACCCCTGAGCAAAAAGATTCTGAGAAGGTCGATGAGAAAAAGACCACAGAAGAATCTACAATTGATTTCAAGGCAGAGTACGAGCGTCTTCTGGCTCCCTTCAAAGCAAACGGGCGAGACATCAAAGTCAACAGCGTTGACGAAGCTGTCACCCTGATGCAGATGGGGGCCAACTACAACAAGAAGATGGCCGCTCTTAAACCCAATCTGAAACTCATGAAGTTGCTCGAAAGAGCTGACCTCTTGAGCGAAGAGAAGATCAGCTTCCTGATTGACCTGAATCGTAAAGATGCAGCCGCAATCAATAAGCTGGTTAAGGACAGCGGAATTGATCCTATGGATCTGTCCGCTGAAAAGGCAAGCGCGTATAAGCAGTCAACTTACACTGTTGACGACCGCGAGATTGAGCTGGATACGGTCCTTGATGACATTCAAGGAACTCCTTCGTACAACCGGACGCTCGAGATTGTTAGCACTAAGTGGGACGCTGCAAGCAAAGGTGTGATCGCTGGAAATCCCCAGCTGTTGCGTGTGATCAATGACCACGTTTCCAGTGGCATTTATGACCGCATCACGAAGGAGATTGACAACGAGCGCATGTTTGGTCGCTTGGTTGGCGTGTCAGATATCGAAGCCTACCGGCAAGTCGGTGATGCACTTCACGCTCGAGGCGAGTTCAACAGTTTGGCTCAGGGTAGCTCCCAGACTCAGACGAAACCTGCTGCAGAGAAGGTGGTGGTTCAACCGAAACCGAAGCAGGTCGACGACGACAAGCTGAAAGACAAAAAGCGAGCCGCAAGCTCCACGAAGTCAGTGGTAGCAGACTCGAATTCGGACTTCAACCCTCTGGCCATGTCCGACGAAGAGTTTGCGAAGCACGTAAACAAACAATTTCTGTAAACGAAGGAACGACCTATGTCGATGCAATTCAAAAACCCTCCCTCGACGGCCTCTACCGTCGGCTCTCAAATCGTCAACCAGTACTACGCTAAGAAAGCGCTGGTTGAACTGCCAAAACTGACCTTCTTCACGCAGTTGGCTGACGTGACTTCCATGCCTAAGAACTACGGCAAGAAGATCAAGCGTTACCACTACATGCCTTTGCTCGATGATCGCAACATCAACGACCAAGGTTTGGACGCTGCTGGTGCTTCCTATGCTGGCGGTAACCTCTACGGTTCCAGCAAGGACATCGGTACCATCCCCGGCAAGATGCCTGCTCTGTCTGAGACCGGCGGCCGCGTGAACCGTGTTGGTTTCAAGCGTATCGAATTGGAAGGCACTCTCGAGAAGTTCGGCTTCTTCGATGAGTACACCCAAGAATCGATGGACTTCGACACCGACGAGCAATTGCTCGAGCACATCAACCGCGAGATGATCCTCGGCGCGAACGAGATCATCGAAGACAGCTTGCAGATCGACTTGATCGCTTCTGCTGGTGTGGTTCGTTATGCCGGCACTGCTACTGGCAACAGCTCGATCGACGAAAACTGCGTCGTGACCTATGGCGACTTGATGCGCACTTCGATCCAGTTGGATCAGAACCGTTGCCCCAAGCAAACCAAGATCATCACCGGTTCTCGCATGATCGACACCAAGACCATCCCTTCTGCTCGCGTGGCCTACATCGGCTCTGAGCTGTTGCCTATCTTCAAGGCAATGAAGGACTTGCACAACAACCCCGCCTTCGTCGGTGTGGAGCGCTACGGTGATGCCGTGGGTACGACTCTGAACGGCGAAATCGGTACTGTTGACCAGTTCCGTCTCGTGGTTCACCCAGAGATGATGAAGTGGGCTGGTGCTGGTGCAACTGCTGACGACGCATCTTTCCACGCAACTGCTGGCAAGTACGACGTGTTCCCAATCTTGGTGGTGGGCGACGAGTCCTTCACAACCATCGGCTTCCAAACCGACGGCAAGACTGTGAAGTTCAAGATCATGCACAAGGCCCCTGGCGAAGCTACGGCTAACCAGTTGGATCCTTATGGTGAGACTGGCTTCATGAGCATCAAGTGGTACTACGGCTTCATGTGCTTGCGTCCTGAGCGTATCGCTCTGATCAAGACTGCTGCCAAGATGTAAGTAGCCTAGGAGGGGAGGGCAACCTCCTCTCCTTTTTCTGTTTTCCTCAACTCTGAAAGAACGCAATGTCTGAACAAACTCAAGACACCGATACTCAAGTAACCACCCAAGACGAGCTCGCCGCTCTCAAGGCTCGTGCCGACATGATGGGCATCTCCTATCACCCCTCCATTGGTTTGGAGAAGCTGCGTGATAAGGTGAATGCCGCGGTAAACGGCGAAGCTGAAAAGCCAGAAACACCTGCCGCTGCAGTTACTGCACCCGGCGTAGAGACCGAAGGTCAACGCAACAAACGTCTCAAAGACGAAGCCCACCGTCTGGTGCGCGTGCGTTTGACTTGTATGAACCCAGCAAAGAAAGAATGGCCCGGCGAGATCATCTCCGTGGGCAATTCGGTTGTTGGTTCGGTCAGCAAGTACATCCCGTTCAATGCTGAAGAAGGTTGGCACATCCCCAACATCATCTTGCAGCACTTGCGCGAGCGTCAATGCCAAGTCTTCCACACCGTGCAAGACAGCCGTGGCAACAAGACCCGCAAGGGCAAGCTCATCCGTGAGTTCGCCATTGAGGAACTCGAACCCCTGACTCAAGAAGAGTTGCATGACTTGGCTCAACGTCAAGCCATGGCTGGTGGTGTCGAGTAATTAAACCCAAATCCCAAGTAGACCTATGACGATTACTACCGCCGACCTGACCTCAGCCACGCTTGATGGCCAAGGTGTCTTTGATGTCTTGATGAAAGCTGCCGCGACTCACCTCGAGTCGGAGTTCAGCAAGAACCGCATCAAGGGTGCGGAGTATTCCGAGGTCTACCTGGGTGCCATGACACAGGTTTTGCAGACCGCTACCCAGTTCCTCCTGACCAAGCAGAAGGCGGATCTGGAAGCTCAGCTGCTTACCAAACAAATTGCTCTGGTCGAGCAACAGCGCTTGAACGCTGTCACCGAGAACACCGTGCTGGTTGCCCAAGAGTGCAAGCTGCGCGCGGAGTACGACTTGACCATGGCCAACATCCTTCGCACGAACGAAGAGATTGCCTTGCTTACCCAGAAGACAGCCACCGAGCGTGGTCAGACTCAAGCTCTGGGTGTGGATCCCGACTCTGTGCTGGGCCGTCAGAAGTCCCTGTACGCAGCTCAGTCCGATGGCTTCAAGCGCGATGCCGAGCAGAAGGCCACCAAGATCATGGTGGACAGTTGGAACGTGCGTCGCACCACGGACGAGGGTACGGTTGCAGACGGAACCAACATGCTCAACGACCAAGCCGTGGGCCGAGCGGTCACGAAGCTGCTGGCCGGTGTGGGTGCCTAACTAGCCAAGCAGCAAACCAAGGGAGCCCGGTGCTCCCTTTTTTCATAGTCAGGGCAGTGCATGAGTTTTCTGGGTCTCTTCGATAGCGAATATAAAACGACGGTAGCCACCCAGGTGCAACGGGTGGTGCAGGACGCCGGCATTCCTGACTCCATCAAGACGGCCACGATAAAGGCACTCTTCCAAGAAGGCAACCTGCCCGACTATCAAATCGAAGAGCTGGTCGGTGGTCTGGGGTCTAAAGCCGAGCGCATGTATCGCTGGGCCGAAGACCACTATGCGTATGGCTTGCCCTCAGGCGAAGTCTATTCAGCCACCCAAGGCCGGCACGATGTTGAAACGGTTCTAGAACTCATCGAAGGTCAACAGATCTCGATCGATTACTCGCACTTTGGCGTGGCCAATCTTCTGCACGTAGCGTGGATGAAGCTCTCAGCCGACTACGGATATGACTACGCAAGCAATGAGATCGTTGGCTTGACTGCGCAGCACGGGGGCAACAAGGTCTACCTGAAGGACATGCAAGTCATTGTCCCCAGCAACCTGATCGACAGCATCTCGAGCTCTGTCACGGCAGCGTGGGGTACCGCGGCAAACGCTGGCTACACACCTAAGCGGCCGCTCAACGTCGACGACCTTCGCGAGCTGACCACAGCAAGCCCGATGGTTGCAAGCCCAACGGCCAACACGCCTTACGTGAAGGTCACGGCGGTCTACATGGTGGGCCTGAACGAAGTCGAGCAGCACTTCAACTTGGGCATGACTGAGTTCGATGCCAACGACGGATTCTTCCAGGTCAAGTACCGCGTGGGCAACCAGACCAAGTTCTGGATGTACAAGCACGGTGCCGGCACATGGAGCCAGCTGGACAACGTCTACATCGAGAGCTCTGCGGTGTCGGGCTCGTACTTCCCCATGACGTACTTCCGCTTGAACAAGGCGCCCTTGAGCCAAAGCAGCTCGGCCTACACGACGTCAAAGAAGATGCTCAAGAAGCTGGGCATGGACTACGACATGATGTCGGATGCGATTAACAGCAACCCGAACATCGGTGATGTCGAGCAAGCGATCCTGACCTTTGCGGTACCGTCGGTCTCCACGGACCAGACAGAGTGCCGATACCTGTTCGACTACTTCGACACCCAGCATGAAGCCTATGGTGGCAACTCGTCACCCGAGATGGGCATCCTCATGGCCATGGTGTTCCAAGACATCGAGATGGTGGCGAGCATTTTCAGCGGTGGAGGAGGTGGTTGGTTTGGCAACTTCGGTAGCCTGTTCCACAACCTCTTCACCCGCAACACCACGGTGATTCAGGACGGTGCTTTCAAGATGACCTTGCACAACAATGGCATCTACAAGCGCGTGCGCGCAGGATCCATTGGAGCCATCGATCACTACAGCAGTGACTTTGCCGATGTGCCGATCAGCCAGAAGGTGACGAACGAGGTCACCAACGAGTATGGAGTGACCACGTACAGCGAGTCCTTTGTCACGGTGCCTTTGCGCGTGCACGTGTACCGACACCAGATCTCGGCCAACCTCTACGAAGAGGTAATGGTGGCAGGTCTCAAGATGACCTACTACATCTGGAATGGGTACAACACGACGGCCGATGACACGGACGACATCTTGTTGATCCCGCTGGATCGAACTATCACGGAAAACTACTCCCTGCAGGTGCGTGAGGTTCTCTACGCTCGGGCCCTGCATCTTGTCTTCAACGCACGCGCGACCCAAGAAATCAAGTGGTACCAGCAGTCCTGGTTCCAAGTGGTTTTGATTGTGGTGGCCGTGGTGTTGACTGTGCTTGATGCTGGTAGCGATGGAGGTTCTTGGATTGCTTCAGCGCTGCAACTGACGGGGACCGAAGCCATCATTGCCACAGTGATTTTCAACCTGGTGGTGGGTATGTACGTTTTGCCGCAGATCTTCAAGTTGTTCGTGAAGGTCTTTGGTGTTGAACTGGCTACCTTGATCGCCATTGTGGCGATCGTCTATGGTGGCTACGAGCTTTTTCAAAATGGGGTGAAGGGCGCTCCCTTCGCCGGCGACATGCTCATGCTTTCCACTGGCTTGAGCAAAGCCATCATGGAGGTCAAGTTTTCAGACTTGTTGGATGAGGCAAAAATGCTTCAGACCTACGAAGAGGAAAAGAGCAAGGAACTGGAAACGGCGGACGAGCTTTTAGGCAAGGAAAGCCGGCTCGACCCGTTCGTAATCTTCGGGGAGAAACCCGATGATTATTTCAATAGAACGGTACACTATGGCAATATCGGAACATTGGGGATCACTGCAATTTCCTCCTACGTGGATGTAGCACTCACCCTTCCGAAGATTCAAGACACGTTAGGAGAGAAGATCTATGGCTGATTATTCACTGTTGAACTGGTATAAAGCCCAGCAACAACCCGCTTATGCGGGAATGTCCGCATGGGGAGCGCCTGCTCCCGTTGCTGCAGCACCGGCAGTTCCCATGACTGGTGCTGACTGGGAACAAATGCCTATGGGCACCAATGGCTTGGCCCCGAATGAAGGCATGTTTGCCGGCAACGCGGTCAATGCGCCGATCGTTGGTAACACAGGCTATGTACCCGGAACAACCCCCGGTTGGTTGCAGTCCATGCGTGACTGGGGTGTGCTTGGTTCGACCGACAAGAACGGCCTTCAGCAACAAGGTTGGGGCGGTTTGGCTTTGGGTGCAGCTCAAGGTCTGGGCAGTCTTTACCTCGGCATGAAGCAGTACGAGTTGGCCAAGGACACGCTGGCCAACAACAAGGCTCAATTTGAGCGCAACTTTGCTGCCCAGAAGCAGACGACCAACGCTTCGTTAGAAGACCGTCAGCGAGCTCGTGTGGCTTCCAATTCCGGTGCCTACCAGTCGGTGGGTGATTACATGGCTCAAAACGGAGTGCGCTAATGAACGGTCCCATCACTTGGAGGACCGTCAATGGTCCTTCGCTGGCCGAAGCCAGCCGCCCACTTGCTATTGCCGGCATGACCATCAATGATGGTTTCAACTCGTTCAACAACATCCTGAAGCAACAGGAGACGGTGGACAAAGCCAACTGGCAACAGCAAAAAGAAAACAACCTGAACCAGTTCATGAACACCATCTACGCGGCCAAGGGCCCAGATGAGTTCAAGCGCATGCAGGACTCAGGTGAGCTGACTCAGATGTTGTCTGGATTCGGTGCTCAGATCGACCAAGCCGCTGCCCGTAGTGCAATGGACACCCGCCTGGGTACCCTGCAAACGCGTGAGAAGCAAGGCATTGAGTACAACAACTTCATGACGGACGAAAAGCAACGTCCGATCGTCCAGTCGATCCTAAGCGAAGCAGCCTTGGGCAACAAAGATGCTGCGTTGAAGCTCATGGCTGACAACCCAGACCTCCGTTTGCCGGCTGATCTGACCAAGGCGATCGTCTCTGGCGAACGTGACTTGACCCGTTGGACGTTTGAAAAGGACAAGATGCCTATCGAGCTCCAGGGGATGAAGCTGCGCAATGCTGGCCAAGCCACGCAAAACAGCATGGGCACGCTGAAACTCACCGAAGCACAGGAAGCTTTCAAGGACAACCAAGAACTTCGCAAGATCGAGAACGCCACAGCGGCAGCAGTGCAAGAGCACATTGCCAACAAGGACGTGATCGGCCGAAACATGGGTGTGATTGCCAAGGCTGCTGGTTTGCCAGTGGATTCCTTGGGTCAACCGAACTTTGGTTCCTACACCGAAGAGCAATTGACCGCTTTCGACAAAGCAGCCGGTGCAAATCGTCAAGTCACGGTACCCAAAGCCCGTGATTTTATGAAGGGCGACACGGCCGTGGCCAACAACTTCGTGGATTCGTTGGCAGCATCAGGTCAATTCACTCCTCGCCTGCTGAAAAAGGCCAAAGACGGTATCCGTTCAAGTTTCGACAGCAACGCAAACAGCGTTTTGGTGGGCAATGACGCCTTCAACAAGGCACTTGGCAATGCCCAAGAAAAGGTCATGCTCAACGAGACCAAGGAAACAAACTGGAATGCTCCTGGCAATCCCACTGCAGTTCAGGCCTACGAAGATCTGCGCAAGAACGTACCGAGTCTCATCGATAAAACCACTGGTTTGGGCACCGAAGAAGACGTGGCAGACATGCAGGCTTTGGTTTACGAGATGGCAAACCGTGGTATTGAGACCAAACCAGGGTCTGGTGTGTTCGTGACCCCTTCGGTCAACGACATGCGTCATGCGATTTCAACAGCCAAAGGCGGTTGGTTCAAAGACAACACTCGAGCCAACAATGCGCGCGAGATTTTGCAAGAAGCCATGCGCACAGACGTCGTCAAAAAGCGCATTGCCGAGGCAGAAGCTGCACAGAAGGTTCAACGTCGGGTTTTCCTGCGAGAAGCGCTAGGAAATATGAGTAACCTAGCGCCGTGATTAGCGGATAATGAGGGGGCACTGGAAACGGTGCCCCTCTTTTTTTATGCGTAGCAGAAAGATCTTATGGCAGACAGTTACCGCGACTACTTCAACGACCGCATCACTCAAGAAATGGACCGCCAAAAGGAATACGGTCTGAATGCCAAGTACGATGCGGTGCAAAAAGCCAGCGATGAGAAGATTGCGCAGCTGAAAGAAGAAATTCGCACCAATACCCGCAACGACGATCTCTATTGGAAGAGCCGCACGGGTTCTTCGGTGCTGGAAGACTTTGCTGATGTGGGTCTGGCGGGTGTGCAAGGTGCAGAAACGCTTCTGAAGCTGCCCACCATGGTTGTCGACAAGGCCATGACTGGCAATTTCTATGGTCCTGCCACGCAAAAACTCAGCGAGTGGCAAGACGATCAAGAGAAGATGAAATCGGCCTTGTCCCAGTACAAGACCCAAGAAAAAAGTGCTGTCACGGCCGAACGTGGCCAAGCCGTCAAGGATGCCGTGGGTGATGGGCTTGCCGGCACAGCGGCTCAGGTGGCTACCGAGTTCGGATCGTCTTTCTGGGAAGCCATGAAGGATCCCACGAGCATCCCTGAGTTCTTGGCTCAGCAAGCCGCACAGTTGGGCGTGACCGGCAAGGTCGGCCGTACCGTGGAAGCCGGTGCCAAGGTTGCCGCCAAGGCAGCGCCGAAGCTGGCCGCTACCAAGTTGGGTGAAGCCGCTCTCGAGAAGAGCGCTACAGCCGGTGCTGTTGGCTTCAGTGCTGGGTTGCAGGGCATCGATGTCGGCTCTGACACGATGCAACGCCTCATGGCCCTGCCAGATGACCTCTGGCTTCAGAACCCTGAGTACCTCGCCCGCGCGCAAGAGGTGGGTGCCGACGCAGCCAAACAGGAAATCGCATCCGACCTGGCCAGCAAAGCCACGTTGGCCGCAGCCGGCGCTTCGTTGCTGAGCACCAAGATGGTCCCCGGGGGTGCTGCCCTCGAGAAGGCTCTCGTTGGCAAGGGTAAGGCCAGCATCGGCATGGTGCCCAAGGTGTTTGCTGCCGAAGGTACCCAAGAAGGTTTGGAGGAAGGCTCTGGCCAGTTCCTCAACAACGTCGCTACCCGACAGATCAACCCCAACCAGTCATTGGCTGAGGGTGTGGGTAATGCTGCCGGCCAAGGCGCCTTCATGGGTGGCTTGTTGGGTGGTGGGGTGCAAGCCCTGAACACCACAGTCCCTGAGTCGATTCGCAATCTCGCCGTTGCACGTGTACAGGAGAGCAGCGATCAGGACACGCTCAAGGCAATCATCGCAAGCGGCGACGTGTCTGCGTTAGTCGATCCCAAGAGCGCGACCTACAACCCTGGTTTGGCTGTGCAAGGTCTTCAAGCCATTGCATCGCAAGAAGGCAAGTCCGCAGAGGACAAGCAAGCAGCACTCGAGCAAGCCGCCAAGGTGGTGTCGGATGCGCAGACCCATGTGGAAACGCTGAAAAACAGTTTGAGCCGCATCACCAAGGAAGGTCTGGTAGCAGATCTGGCCATGGCCAACGATGCGCTGGCCGCAACCGATCCTACCGACACCAATCAGGTCAATGTCATCAAGACATGGATCGATGGTGTGCAAGGCAAGATTGATCGCTTCGATGAGAAGGCTGCAGCAGAGACGTTGGCCACTCGCCAGCAAGAAATCACTGCATTGGAAGACCAGATTCAGGCATCCAAGGACACGGTCTCCCGTTTTCGTAAAGACCTGCAGTCGGTTGATGTGGATGTCGAAGCGGAAGCCAAGAACATCACGGCCGCAGACCCTGTGGCTTCACAAGCAGCAGCCGACAAGATCATCAATTTGTCGATGGCTGCACCTGAGCGCTTGTCCGATGAGACAGCTCAGCGATTGGCTCAGTCAGAAAGCCTGACTGCAGACCAGCGCGCGTACTTCCGTGTGTTCTCGAAGGCGCGTGCGCATGCCAACAGTCTGCTCACCATGGGTGAGACCAGCCAAGAGATTTACCTGGGTGCAGCGGCCGACCCTACCAAAGGCAAACCACGCATGCTGGGCATCAAGGACTACCGAGAGGAAGTCGGCAATGCACTGGCCACTGGAGACCGCAAGGAAGCTGCACGCTTCCTGATCCTGCTCAAGGCATTTGCCACAGGCCATGCCAAGAAAGCCAAGTTGGTCACCGATGCCTATGCCGAAGTCAAGGCCGGCGGCGCTGATCGCCGTCTGGTGCGCTTGGCCGATGGGAATTGGAAAGTGGAAGAGGGCAAGTTTGCTTCGGCAGACGCCCGTCAAGAAAACGGTGGTTTGGACATCACCAAGGCATCGGCAAAGTTGCCGCGGGAAATCCAAACTGAAGCAGCTGCACTGAGTTCTGCCTATGACGAGCTGACTGCAGCGTACAAAGTCAAGTTTGGTGGTTCCAATGTCAAGAACGTATCACCCGCCCCGGGAGTTCAAGAGAGCTCGACAGAGCAAGCTACGGCCCCGGCAGAAGCAAGTGCCGAAGCAGGAGCTGCAAGCGATGAACAAGGATCCGCAAAGCCAGATGTACAGAGCAGCAAGTCAGCTGACACAGCTGAAGCGGCTCAAGCCGATGGAGTAACTGAGGAAGCCTCCGGCTCTTCTGCGAAGACTGTAGAAACTGTGTCGACTGAATCTACTAAGTCGACTACAGCTGAAACCCAGTCTACTGAGGAAGGTACCACAGTCGAAGACGTGCCCGAAGCGGCACTTGAAGATGCGTCGAGCACTCAAGGCTTGTCGGTATTTCAAGACAAGTCGGCCGATGAAGTGTTGCCTGCAGGTACCAAGTTGGGTGCTGTGTATCGCACCCTCAACAAGGCTGTGGCTTTCCTGACCCAGACTAAGAAGCGCATCGAAAAGGATGCGGACATCGCCAAGGATCGTCCCCTGGTGTCGGTCGGCAACCTGCTGAGCCTGTGGAATGCCGGCACAGTGGTACCCACGGACTTCTTCCAAGAGTCATTGACCGACGAAGAGATTGGCTCGCTGACCAACTTCCAGAAGTTTGCCAATAAGTGGGCACCCCTGATCCGTGAGCAATTGATCAAGGGTGGCTTGGCCAATTTAAAGGGTGTCAAGCCACGAGCAGACTTCTTGTTCGAAGATCCGCTCCAAGACTTCTTCAATGCAGATGGTTCGGTGGACGAGAACCTCGTCACGGCCATTGCCTATGGTGCCTACAGCTGGATGGCTGAGACCGTCAACGGTACGGCATTGAAGGACTCCGAAGCCATCCTGAAGATGAATGGCTTGCGCGAGAACATGGACTTGTCGGTGACCACTGCGGGCATGAAAGCCTTGTCGGATCTGGCCACGACGCAAGACCGTGCCGCTGCCAACATCGGCAAGCACATCGTCGACGCCTTGGGCCTGAAAGCCAACGCAAAAGCCGAAGCCAATTACATGGCCAAACTGCAGACAGCTTTTGGCCTGCAAGCCATTGTGCTCTTGGCTTCACAAGACCTCATTGACACCGTGAATTACACCGGTGCCGAGATGAACGAATTCATCGATGGCTTGAACGTGGACAACGAGTTTGCCCAGTTTGAGTACGTGCGCGTGGTTCGCAGCAATCTCAAGCTAACCGGCGCCAACAAGGAGATCAAGGATTCCTCCGTAGGCTCACGCGGTGTGCTGACTCGTATGTTCAGCTCCGAGGCTTCACCCGCTTACGCTTCTTGGGTCCCACGTCGTTTTTCTCAGGCCTACGCAAAGAAGACCGGCCAGAACATCACCGAGAAGCAACGCAAGATCTTGGACGCAGCCCAGCAAGTCCCCCATCGCATCATCCCAGCCATGTGGAATGCGTTGAACGTGTTGGGTGACACCGTGATCCTGCAAGCCGCTGGCTGGAAGGAGTACGACGAGTCCAAATTGCACGTCGAGAACCGTTTGAACATGCAAGCCAAGAACGACGGCTTGGAAGTTCAGCTCGAAGGCATGAAGAACTTGGTGCAAGACGCAGAGAAGAACAGCCCCAACAAACTGGAGCAGGCCTTCTATGCGACTTACGAAGTGTGGCGAAACTTCCGTGTGGGTGTGGCAACTCAAGACATGAACTTGCAAGGCAGCAAGATCCATCGCTTCATGTTCTACCGCCCTGAGTGGGTGACCAAGTTGAACCTGAACGACCGCAAGGCCATGGACCGATTCGAGTTGGCCGTGGCTCAGGCATTTGGGGTCAAGGTGGACCAGCAGAACAATGTGGCCACGCTGCAGTTGTTCAACGATCGCATGGCTGAGAACGACGGTGCGATCAAGAAGCTTGCCATGGCCGTTGCCGCGGCAATCGAATCCAATGATGCCAATGCCTTGACCGGCGGTCAGAAGCAAGAGGTTGCTGAGTTTGCTGCCGGTCGTGAAGGCATGCAATCTCTCCAGGCCCTGGTGGCTTACGGCAAAGTGTTGAATGCCGTGGCTCAGCAAGAGTCCGGTGCTGACGTGAACGATGTCACTGTGCACATGCTGGTGGGCGTGGACGGCAAGACCAACGGCCCGATCTTGACTCAGTTGGCTTTGGGTGCTGCCGATACGGCCAAGAACTTGTTCACCCGTCTGAACCGTGGCGGCATGTACAAGAGCGACGACGGCGTCAAGAACTACAACCACTGGTACGAGCGCGCGACCAGCTTGGACCTGTACGAAGACTTGGCCTTCCAGATCTTGAACGGCATCGCCGTGACCAAGGACTTTGCAGCCATCAGCGTCTTTACCAAAAAACTGATCGACGAGAACGAAAAAGTCACCACCGACGGCCGCAAGCTGGCCAAGACACCGCTGACCGCTTTCATCTTTGGTTCGTCCATTGATGGTTCGGTGCGCAGCATGCAGGAAGCTTTCGTCCAGCAAGTGATTGACCGCATCGAAGCGGTGGCCACTGGCCAAGACAAGAAGACCAGTCGTGCGGATTTGATCTTTGGTTTGAACCAGCTGCTGGGTACCAACCTGTCCGAGAACACCCCCATCGACGAACTGATGGAGAAGCGCTTCACGAAGGCAGACCGTCAAAAGCTGGCCGACAAGTTCTATGAGCAGATCGGCTCACGTGTTGAAGACACCATGAAGGCGTACTTCGAAACGTACCTGAACCGCCGCAATGACATCAACCGCACGATCCAAGGATCGTTCGAGATCTACAACGCGATCTACCAAGACCTCAAGGCCAAGGAAATCCAACGCTTGATCGAGGCAGGCGAGATCGACACCGTTGAACGTGACGGCAAGAAGGTCCCGATCCACAACATGACGATGGCTCAAGAGCAAGCCTTGCGTGAGAAGGTCAAGGCCATCATGCCTATGGCCAACACTGCTTACACGGTCGACAACAACGAGCTCGATGCTGGCCTGATGATGGCCAAGAACAGTCCAATGACGAGCGACGAGGCCAGCAACCGCGTCAAGATCCAGTTGGGCAAGCGCATTCCGAAGAAAAACGGCTATCCCGTGTCGACATTCGTGGGTCAAGCCCTGACTCAGAGCGAACGCAACCCCGGGGTTGCCGGTTTGCCGTACTTCATGCACTCGCTGGACAGTTTCATCATGCACATGTCTCTGATCGGGACTGAAACACTGAACGTGCACGACGAAGCGGCGAACGGGGTGGGCAATGTGGAGAAAACAGCCCAAGCCATCAACCAATCGACTTGGGAAGGCATGCTCAAATTCTCGCCAGCGACCGAAAGTTACAACATGCTTGTGCGCGTGCTGCAAAACGCAGCCCAGATGGCTCAGGCAGGGGAACTTTCCCCCGAAGCACTGGCCGGCATCAAGCAGGCACTGCGTGCGCAGCTCCCTTACGCGCTGCGTAACGAGATTGCTGACGACAAACTGGCATCGGTAGTGTTGGATCTGGCTTTCCGTGCCCAGTTCGAAGCCAACCGCGTCCGTTTGGAGACCTTGGCTCAGATGACATCTATCGACCAGTACACCTGGGAAGGTGGCGAGTACATGGTGACCAAGCAGGACCGCCAAAACGCGCAGGAAGCCCTCCAAAAGCACCTGCAGGTGTCTGCGGTAGACCCAACCCTCATTGCGGCCACAGAGGCCCTGAATAAGGCCTTGGCTGAGACGTCCGTAAAGGCCGATCCGGTGGTGATCGAGCAGGACAAGACGGTCGGCAAGAGCTCGATCGGTGAGTTGGGCAAGCCTGCCATCGCCAGCGATCGTGATCTGGTGGAATTCTTCAGGGTAAACCCGAATGCCACGGCCAAGCAGGTGATTGATCTGTTGTCGGCGGCAGGGCGCCTCAGCCCTGTGAACCGCAAGTTGCTGCAACTGGTCAGCCGTGTGGTCTCAGCTGATCTGCCGATCCAGTACGTGACCTCGCGCACGACGGAAGAGCAAGTGCTCGAGAAAGCCAAGTCCCCCTCACGCGGTTGGTACGTGGTGAAGGGCAATGCAGAGTCGATCTACGTCCTGAGCCCTGAGTTCAAGAACTCTGGCTTGACGGCTGAGACCTTGCTGCATGAATTGATCCATGCCGCCGTGGCCAAGACGATTGCCAACCCCACGGCCGAAGGCAAGAAGCTGGTGGGTGAGCTGGAATCTCTCATGGCCAAGGCCAAGGAGTTCGCTGCAGCCAATGGCCTGACCCAGTTCGATGCGGCACTGAATGACGTTCAAGAATTCGTGGCTTGGGGCATGAGCAATCTGGACTTCCAGAAGGAAGTCTTGACCAAGATCACCTTCGAGTCCAAGACTCGTGGCAGTGCTCTGGTGACCGGCATGCAGAAGTTCATCTCCACGCTGGTCGGCTTGCTCTACAAGAAGCCTGATGAAAACATGGACAGTGGTCTGTCGGTGTTGGTGAGCAACGTGTCTGGTCTCTTCAACGAAGCCAGCCAACAAACCAACGAAACCACAAGCATCAATCTGTCTCAGCAAAGCCAGCAAGCAGGGGCGGAGTTCACTGCCCAGCAAGTGTTCAAGTCTTTGGACAAGGGCAACGTCAGCCCATCCTTCCAAAGCCACATGAGCAACTTGCTCTCTGGCATGGTGCAGTCGGTCTACGGTCCGTTCGGTACCTTGAAGGAAGCGATGAAGTCGTCCATGGCCAGCACTCCGATGGATGCTTGGCTCAAGGCGATCGAGACTGGGGTGGCACCGTTTGCTTCGAAGTTGGTGAACTCCAACTTTGCAGCCAGTGCACAGGAAGTGTTCGTGATGGAGCAGGTCGAAGCCACAGTGGCCTCGGCACTGAGCATCAACGACATCACCACCAAGCCGGCATACCGCGAGCTCTACAAGCTCTTCACCGAAGCCAAGGAAACGCTGACCGTTCAGGACTTCGTGAACGCTGGCTTCACAGCAGCGGATCATGCTTTCGTCTTCAACATCGAAGGTGGCAACGATGGTCGTTCGGACTACCTGTCTCGCTTTGCTGCGCTGGGCCTAGCCAATGAGAAGTTCAAGGGTCTGCTGAACTTCAAGACGGAAGCTGGTCGCGTGAATGTGGGCAACGAGAAGTCGCTCTTCGATCGTTTGAACGCTTGGTTCGAACAGATCTTGGCCTACTTCAACCACAAGGCCACCAACACCTACGCGGGTCAGAAGGCTGACTCCAAGTTGGAAGCACTGGTCGATCGCCTGATGGACATCGAAGCCAAGCATCGCTTCAAGGCCAATGCCGGTGAGACCGCGTTCCAGAAGTACGGCGCCGTGGTCGAAGACATGACCAAGGATCTGGTCGACGCCTCCAAGCAGAAGGTCATCGACTGTGCCAACAGCCCGATCGTTCGCAACTCCTCCTCCGGTATCGTGAAGTGGGGTGCTGCGATCGGCAAGGTGGCGGCTTCGGGTCGTGCTGCTGCCGTGATGACGGCACTGCGAAGCCTGCGTGATCATGCCACCGATGAGCGTGATGGTGTGTGGGCTGGCTTGATGCGTGAGATGAAGGGCCCTGCAGAGTTGGTTCAGGCCTTGCTCCTGATGACGAAGCACAGCGAGAACCTTCGCCAGAATGCCATCGCGCAAACGGCCAGCGTGTTGCTGAAAGAGTTCAAAAATGGCGGCAAGTCGTTGGGTAAGGAAGACAAGGTTGCATTGACTTCGGTGCTGCTGCGAAGCGGTGCCCACAACTTGATGGGTCAGTACTCGTTGGCTCAGATTGCGCAGATGGTCAGCAGCAACACCGCGTTGGACCAAGAAATTGCCGCGGTAGAAGCGTCGTTGACGACGGGCTTGAAGCAGATGCACATCAACATGGCCAAAGGCCTTGGCTACTTCAAAGCCACGGACCTGAACACCGTGCCGTTCCTGATGCGTAATGCCTACGTGATTGCTCGCATGTTGGACACCCAATACGCTGGCCAGATCACCGAAGCCCAAGCCGCTGCAGAAGAGAGCAAGATTGCTTCGTTGGTTTCGTTGTACGCGATCAAGTACAGCACCGTGAAGGATCGCCAAGCGGTGTCGTCCATCATGGAGCAAGAGAACCTGCGCACCGATGGCAACGGGGTCGACCTGATGCTGAAGTTGCACAAGGACATGGAGCAGGAATCGCTAGATCGCCTCTTTAATGGCAACCGTGTGCAGATGACCCATGGCTACACGCCTGAGATCTACGATGCTTACGTGACGATTCAGGTAGCCAATGAGCAAGAGGGTGCTCGCCTGGTAGCCCAGGGCTACGAGAAGGGTGACCTGGTGACGTCAGACAAGAACGTCCCTGATGCGGCCGGTGTCTACGGCATGAAGCAGCACATCTACATCCGCCGTGACGGTGGTCTGACCCGTCGTGTGTCGGGTGTGATGTCGTTGACGGGTATGAAAGCCAAGGGCACGATGATCCACAACGGGTTCATGAACACGAACACCTACCAAGGCACGTGGAACGCTTCGCTGCAGAACTCGGTGATGATTGCCAAGCAAGGTGAGTTGGCTGCCATGGCTTCGAATACGAACTTCGATCCGACGGCCAACAAGCAAGTGAACGTGGCTCCGGTCTATAACGACAACGGACACGTCGTGAACTGGGCCCACATGATGGGTGGCAAAACCAAGGATCGAATCTTGAAGCGCGAGAACCGCTTCGACAAGGTCATGGGCACCTTGGCTGGTTCGATCATCGACAAGCACAAGGGCCGTGAGCTGAACGAGCAAGCGATCACGGCGCTCTTGACCCAGTACACGGTAGAGAAGTCGGTGACGCCTTGGTCTTACGTGGAGATCGGTCCGCTCTCGAGCGATCCCGAGAACCGCGAGCTCTGGGACCTGTTGCCTGAGCAGACGCGCATGGACATTCGCAAGATCTGGGGCCGTGACTCAATCATGGTTCGCAAGGATTCTGTGGACGTGATCTTCGGCTACCGCAAACTCTCGGCCGGTGACTTCCTGAACAAGGAGCGCAAGGACTTGGAAGGTGTGGAGCTCATGGCTCGCAACCTCTTCAACTCGCTGGCTCTGTACCGCGGCAAGTCTCAAGAGGAAGCCGACGATTGGGCCAAACGCATGGGTGCTGCTGTCGTCAAGGGTGAGCGTGGCTGGCAGGAGATCTACAAGGAAGTCAAAGATATCATCGTGGTCAAGAACTTGATCACGCTCTTGGGCAACATTCACAGCAACGTGTCGTTGCTTTGGTTGCTCGGTGTGGATGATGGCTGGAAGCGTCAGTGGACGGCACTGCGCGGCATCATGGCCTACGAAGAGCACAGCAAGCGCTTGATGGAAATCCAGATGAAGCTGGACTCTGGCTATGCCGGCAACCGCTCAGTGCTCGAGCAAGAGGTGGTTCGCTTGCAGAACGAGATCGCGCGCAACCCAGTGACCAAGTTGGTCGAAGCTGGCTTGATGCCCACGATCGTGGAAGACGTGGACCTGCAGGAAGATCCCTACAGCTACAAGAGCGAGCTCAGCGAGAAGCTGGAGAAGTGGACCAACAAGTTGCCTGAGAGTGTGCGCAAGGCAAGCAAGGTGGTCTACATGACCCACGACACGCCGCTCTACAAGGTGCTCAGCCGTGCTACTCAGTACTCAGACTTCGTGGCTCGCTATGCGATGTACGAGCACCTGACCACAGGCAAGGAACCGATGAGCCATGACAAGGCGATCCTAAAGACCTTGAACGCATTCGTGCACTACGACGTGCCAATGCAGCGCAACTTGCAGTACCTAGATGACATGGGCTTCACGCCCTTCATGAAGTACTTCTACCGTGTGCAGCGTGTCTTGTTCGAGACGATGAGGGAACGCCCTGCTCGGGCGTTGAGCATGATTCTGCTGAACAGATTTGTGGATTTGGGACCCATCGTTCTGGATTCCTCACTGGTACATCACGCCGGCAACATGCCTTTCCGTGGGGGTGCGTTGCAGCTGCCAGGGGTATTGGATGAGCTCTTGACAGTCCAGGCTGGGCTGGCAGTCGTTAAATAACTTATGGGTGGGGGCTACAGGTAAGAAGTTACCCTACAGCTACTATCGCCACGATATAAAAGCGTAACCCCCATTCATAAGCACCGTCTCTCCGATGTGTCATACGAGGCTTGTGTGCACTATTGCCTGCCCCAGGATTTACCGCGGTACCTGGTAGCTCATGCTGGTAGTCCGTATATTACCGCTGCTCTTGAATTTGGTTCCTGTCTCTCCAGGATGTCACGCCCTCGGATGCGTTAGCCTCAGGTTCGCTCGACATCTAGAATGAGCAACCCTTGAACTTGTTTGTCTTCGTGTTTCGATTCTTTGTGAACTCGTCTTGATGCACCGTCGTGAGGTTTGTCTCGTTGACCGGGCTCCTTTCGAAGGGAGTCTTGTCAACGTCTAGCACTGCCGCTGCAGCAGCCCAAGACAAGTTCACAAAAAATCCTCGTCTCTCCGAGGCGTCACGCCGTTCTGCTGGACTTCTGATCTCCAGGCGTTCTCGTGTCGCAATTACAAACAATCCAGCTTGTGCCGGTCCCCGTATCATGGCCGGACATGGAGTTCAGGCTTTGGCCGTCGCTCGAGTAATGGGTTGATGGCTACTAGCTCTACGGCCTGTTATGGGCTTTCAACCTACGCTACTGCGTTCACCATCACGGGTGGGGACTGCTCACATAAAGCAGTGTAGGGAAGGAGTCTCATGGCTAAAAGCAATGAACAACGGCGCTAACCCGTTGCCAGTCCCCATACGTGATGGTCCCCGTCTTTCCGGGGTGTCAATCTAGTGGCTTAGAGCCCCACTATTCTAGATCTCGGGTTGATCTTAGATGCGCTATTTGCGCAATCCGCCTTCGCAGAGTTCCTTGATCAGGAGCGCTACGAATCCGACAGCAAAGGCGCCAACGATGAAAGCACCGATGGCAGCAAGCACTGCGGAGATGAAGGTTCCTGCAAGGATGACTACTGCAATGGCCAGCATTGCGGCTACGATGTAGCCGATACTTTTAAGCCACTGCACACACAGCCTTAATTAAAAAGGCTCGTGGTCGGTGCTGCGGGACCTTCAGCAGTTTCAGGAGCCAGAGCTTTTGGCTTGACTTCTTCGGCTGCTTTGGTTTCTGCGGTGGGAACCACAGTCAAGGCGGGCTTAGCATCATCTGCAGCTGCATCGCTGAAGCCAGGGATCTGGGCATCATCGATAGTGACATCAGCAACGATACCGGCAGCACCGCGCGTAGCTGAGAACGCGATTTCCACGCTCTTGCCTTGCAGGTTGATGCCTTGAGTCACGATGTACTGTTTCAGTGCAGCAATGATTTCGCTTTGCTTGAATTGGATTTGCATTTGGTATTCCCTTAATTCGCTGCCTTGATGAAAGGCAGCATCTGTTGAAACGCATTGCAGGTCATGCCTGCATAGATCGAAGCAATGGCGTCGGCCATGTGTTCGGCTTTCGCCTCACTCACCATGGTCTCACCTTTTTGCTTGTACGTGGGCCAATTAGCTTCAGGATGTGCTGCCATTGCCCAGTTGATCATCTCTTGCTTGGTGGCTGTCTTGGTGCCTACGGTTGCAAGTTTGACCTCTGTTGGGGTCACTTCGAAGAAGGGGATACCGTTCGCTCTCAATGCCCCAAGGACTCCCACGCAGATGCCGTAGGAAGCCATCGCTCGAGCAGATTGACTGCCGACCGGGACTTCTACGAATACTGCATGGGCGCCTATTGCGGCGTCAGCGGCTCCTTTATAGAGCTGGAGTGCTGACTCAAGGTCGGTGCTATTCTGACGGACTTGCTTGCCGGTGGGCAATACAGGATTCGTGAGATCAACATAATCGACCGTGAGTTTTTTGGTTTCCAGATCCAGGGTGCCAACTGCCAGGCCCCAGTTGCGAAGACTGGGGTCTTGACCTACAACCTTAATGACTTTGCTCGTCATTGGCAGCTGCAGGTTCTTCGTCTACTTCAGCAGCGAAGGGTAAGTTGCCGAGCTCACTCAATGCAATGGTGATGCCCAGGTTGAAACCTTGTCGCATCTCTGGTGTGAACGCATGGTCCACGCCATCGATTTCGACAACGGCGTCTGCCGGGATTTCTTGCATGTGCTTGAGCAAACGCACCTTGGTGTCATGCCAGCGGATCAAGAGGTTGACGAACTGATCGAGGTCCGTGACTTGCACGGTCTCAGCCTGTTCGACAGCTTCGGGTTTGGTTTCTACAGCGTCGCTCATAGGATGATCCAGTCAGATTCGAGGATGTCGGATTGACTGGCAACCCATGGCACCACTTCGTTGGTCACGGTCTTCATGGCGATGTAGGCACGGTACGGAACCATGCTGTTCAAGCCATAGAAGCTCTTGGCAGCTTCTGTCTTGACGGGGTAGTAATCTGCCCCGACGTAGTACAGGAACATGCCCTTGCCGTTCCAACCCTCACGGGTCACCTTGTAGCCCATCTTCATGGCTTCGATCGCCAAGCCGAAGGTCAAGCCATCGGTTGGGTGATACGCGCGCTCGAAGACGGCTTTCGGTGACCAGCTCACGTAGCCGGCGTAGTCCTTGGTGTTGGCTTGGCCACCATCTTGGTACTCCACCAGGTAGCCTGGGTCGTCTGGGTTCTCGTCCGTGGGGACATCCCAGCCGCGAAAGCTGTTGTACTCCAGACGAGTCATGGGTTTTGCGTGGATCAGTTTGACCCCGAGGTATTGCTTCATGGTCACTCCAATCCAGCTTCAAAACGACGTTGACGCAGGAGGTAGCCCTCCAGTTGCCAAATCTCTTCAAATGCCTTTTCGTAGGCGAATTTCTCGCCCAAGGCTTGGTTGTACTGCTCTTTGCTCACGCAAGCGCTGGTACCGATCACTGTGAAGCCATTCTCAAGAGTGAGTTGACAAACAGTGGTACGACCATCACCTAGCAGCGTGTACTCAGACATCTTGATCTTGCAATAAATGTCGGCAACGGTGAGTTTTTGAGGCAGTTTCTCTTGCTGTTCGATCATGGCTTTTGCTCCCCATCAGGATTTGACGGTTCGGTTTCAGTTAAAGCCCTGATCTGCTGAGCTGTCTGGCTTTGGATGGATGCAATCACACCGGCCACTTTGTCATAGGGTTGGGTACCCAAGGCATTGAGGATGTGTGTCACATTTTCCAAAGTCACTTCGAGCTTGACAGGTGTTGAACCTTCGATTTTCATAGTGCTCCTTGGTGGACGAAAAAATAGGGATGGGTATTAAACCATCCCTTTGGACTCACCGGAGCTCGCTATTAAGCGAACAAGCTAGTCGTAGGCTTCTTGGCTGCAGCGGGAGCACCTGCTGCGGCTTGTGGAGCACCAGCAGTGCCGGAAGCACCTTTGGCTTTGTTTTTCGTCTGGCCTGTCCACTTGTTGCTCCAGGTGTCGATGAACGTCGCTGTCTCGGCTTGCGCACGGATTTCAGCGGTGGTCATGCGATCTTTTGCACGGAAGAGCTTGTCGATGTCATTCTCGTCACGAGTTTCACCCGTGGCTTCGTATGCACCAGCTTCGTTCTTCTTGGTCTTGTCGACGGTTTGTTTGATCACACCAGCGATGATCTCTTGGTTCAGCAAGTCCATCAGCACTTCCACTTTCGTGGGCACTTCGGCCTTGGCTTCAGCGCTGTACACGTTGACCACTTTGGTCTCGGTTTCCAGTTGAGAGATTTCTTTGCCCACGGTCAACAACGCGAGGCTGTTGGCGTGCAAAAAGCCTGGGAGATAGTGCTTCTCACCGTCTTTCTCGTAGTAGTTCTTGCCGCCCTTTGCAGTACCCGACGTCATCCAGAGAGTCTGTTTGAGGTCACGACCTGCATCGGTCTTCAAGGTCAACACGAGGCCCAATGCGCCGGAGCCTGCTTTGCTCAAGTAGGCCATGGCGATTTTGCAGCCGTAAATGCCCGACTCGAGTACACCACCGCCGCCTACGGAGTCTTTTTCGTCGGCAATGGAGGAGTCGGTCGTCAGATTTGCGAGCATGTTCATGATGGAATTTCTTTCTATGGTTTGGTTTGTGATTGACTACCGCGCGGTTAAGCGTAGTACTCGTGGAGTCGGTCTAAGACCAGTTGCATGTTGTTGTCGATGTAAGTTTCCTTGGTCTCGAACAACCCCAGCGGACCACGCAGACGCTCGTTGACAGTGTCCTTTGTGATCTTGGTTTGGAAGACGTACTTGAATCCAAGCGCTTCCTCCTCAGGGGTCACGGTCAGAAGATCTGAGCCGTAGTCCTTGAGGGTTTTGAGAGGTACCTTCTTCGACGCGATGACGACGGTGAAGTAACTCTCAATGCCGTTGTTCTTCAAGCTGCCTTTGACGGGGACCTTCGTCTCCATAATCATCTCGCCCTCATTGAGGGTGTCGGATGTATGGGCAATGAAGATCACGCGCTTGGTAGAACGTGCGACATATTGCTGCATCAGTGTTTTGTAATACTGAGCAAACTGACCCCACGCCTGCATGGTGTTGGCCGAGTTGAGCACGTAAATGCTTTCGTACATATCCAGCAAGTAGGTGAGGCTGTCAACCACAATGGTGTGAATATTGGGGTTGGTTTCTGCCCAGTCAAATGCTTCGTTGATCTGCAGAGGATCGGTAACGGTCTTCTGAATGAACTTGGCTTTGAATGGCAGACGTTTGCCGGCCTCACAGTTGAGATAAAGCACACCTTCGGGGTTAGCTAAATTCATCAGTGATGCCGACTTGCCGGTGGCTGATTTGCCACACAGCAATACTAGATGGTCGTTGGTTTCAGACATGAACTTTCCTTGGTTGTTCGCAGAAGCGCCCGGAGGCGCCTTCCACGATCAGTTGTCAAACCAGAACACAACGCGCTGATCTTCATCAGGCACGTCTGAGGTCAGGTGTTTGAGAACGCCTTCCAGGCAATCAACAAAGTGATTAATCTGGTCACGCTCTTGCGTTGGATTGATCAACTGCTCGGTGCGCATCTCGGCCATTGCTGTGAGCTTGGCTTTGAAATCGCCTCGAGTCAGGTGCCCATGGCTGTGGCCATCGACATCCCATTGATCATTCAGTTGCTGTACTTCTGAAGACAGGTCGTCAGGTAGTGACGTCGCATCAAAGCCGAAGTCCCACTCGGTGCGGACACCGGGTTGGATGAATCCAAACCACCAGTAGTCACGATTACGTCCGGGGAAGTTGTCCATGTCCTTGTAGACATGATCATCTTCGTCTTCGACACTGAAGCTTGCTGCTTGATCGCAGACCCACTTGCCGTCTTTTTTGGTCTCTGAGTACCAGTGAATATCGCAGCCCATTTTTGGCTCCTTATAGGTATAGCGATAGGCATCCAGAAAGTCTGAATGCCCGTCGCTCATCGTTTTGCAATGGCCTTGGCTACGGTAATCATGATGGTGCTCATGATCTCGGCTTCGTCCAACTTATCGGGAATCTTCTCGTTCAGGCTCATGACGCGCTGACGGATAGGTTCGAATTCGAAACCACCATCAACCAGGATCATGGCGAAACGCAGCATCATGTTGTTGCGGTTGCCGTCACCTGTGTTATTCATGACCCAACGCTCGAGGTTGTCCATGGAGTGCTGAGAGTTCAGGAGCTCCTTGCGCTCTTCGTTCTTACTGGTTTTCGGAATGAAGGGCAGGGCATCGAGCACGTCACCGTCGTTGTATTCGAAGTGGCCGTCGTGAGACATCCACTTGCGAGCACGCTGGCCGGTAGCCGTATCACATTCGAATGGGAGCCATTCGTAGATGTTGCTCATGAACTCTTTGTAGTCCTTGGCATCGAGCGTCAACTCGTAGTTGATCGGGAAGATGATGCGGAAACGGTTCTCGTCTTCGGTATGGCGCTTGGTCGTGTAGACGAGGAACTTGTAGTTCTTCATCAGCAGCTTGACCGTGCTGAGATTGACTCCACCATCGACGTCGATCACCACCAGGTTGAAACCTGGAATACAGTTCTCTTCGTTGCGGTAGCCACCATTGAGGTGGTGAGCAACCCAGTGCAGGCCTGGTGCTTGAGTCAGCTTGCTCAGCTGATCAAACGGCGCATATTCGTTTCGGTAGTCCGTTGTGATGTCCGTGCTGTAACTCACGACCATCTTGTCGAGGTCCGTCTCTTTGAGAGTCTCGCCTCGCAAGAACTCGATGCCATCGCTGAATGACTTCTTGATGATCACGTTGTTCTTGTAGCCCCACGCAGTTGCCAGTGTGAGCATCTCGGTTTTCTGTGCAGCAGCACCGCGGTAGAAGGGCAAGTCCTCGGTGAGGTCAGCTTGAGTGACATCACGTTTGGTCGTGCCCAAATACTTGGCGAGCTTCACATACGCACGATCGCGTGTGAGGAGCTGATTGAAAGCCTCGCCTGATTCCTCGGCCAGTTTGATGGCTTGGTACAGGTGGGTCTCGGTGAGCTCTGGAGAATCGTCGATGAAGGCGTAGGCGCCAGCCAACTTCAGAGCCTTGAAGTAACGATGAGAGATCTCGGCTTTCTTGATCTCCTCGTGTTCAGGGTAGAGGTTGGCTTCACGCTCACACTTCAATCGGTACTCGATGAGTACCAGACTGGTCTCCTTGCTCATCACCAAACGCTTGTTGACGTTGATGATGTCGGCCAAGCCTTCCAAGCGATCTGACAGCTGATCCAGATACTGGTTGCTGTCTTGATTGGTCAGCTGCTCGTAGACCTCTTCGGGGGTCTGATCTACAACGCGGTTTGACGCGCGGCTGTAGCCGAAGAAGCAACGACGTGCGTAGCCAGTTTCGAGCATCGAGTAGAGCTCTTCTTCTGTCTTGCTGCCATTCAAAAGCTTGGAAGGCGTGCCGAACAACAGCATGTTGGTCGGTGTGCGACCCACAATCTCTTCGTTACGCGTGTTCTCAGCGGTGTTCTTGATGAGCTTCTGCTTGATCACACCCATGTCAAACAACTCGAGGAACGTGTTGAGCACGTCCACGTTGCTGACCAGGTTGGAGCCGATCTCGTCAATCTGCAAGTTCACCGAACCTGCATCTGCCATCAGCAGCTTGTGACGCATCTGCTTCACCGCTGCCGGCGTACCGGAGTCGAAGCTGAAAACCAATGAGCCAAGGCCTTCGAATTCCTTGGACACACGGATCAGCTCTTCGTCTGGATCGGTGCTCTTGCGATTGGCTCGCTTAAGAGCAAGCTTTGGCAAGTTCTGCTCAGCCAGGATCGGGAACGTCTCTTCGAGAAAACGTCCACGGAACTGGTTGATCACATGGTTCTCCATGATGTTCGTGGAGAAGCCTTTGCCAGAGCCTGAGGTGCTCAGGTTCAACGCGTACATGTTGACCGGGATGTCTCCGCGGTCGTGTGTAGCGATGGTGGTTCGCATCATCGAAGCCACCAGGCTGAAGTAGTAACCCACGAGCACACGAAAGAACAGTGGGTTGCTGTTCTGAGTCTTGCTGCAGAGGATTTCAACCAACTGTTCTGACGTTGGGTTGTACTCCATTTCGTCAAGTGTTTTCATACAGATCTTTCTTAGGTGAGGATGAGATCGCCTGAGGCGACGAGTTGGTCTTTCTGCGAGCAAGCTGCAAATGCAGGGCAGTATTTGCAAGCAGTGACCTGTCCAGGGACTTCCTTCACGATGCCGACATTGCCGTCTTCAGCCAGACGAATCATGGCTTCAGCTCGGGTATCGAAGTTCTTCGTGCTACGGGCAGTCTTGGCTGGGTTTTTGTAGTACTTGAAGATGGGCTCGCTTCGCCACAACTCGTCGTCGTCACAAAGCGGGATGTCATCTTCTGGAGCATCCCAATACTGTTCGATCAATTCGATCTTGCGGCGAATGAAGTTCTCGGTTTCCTGCAAGCTCATGAGCGGAAAACTCTGCTTGTGGAAACGCTTCGGTGGATACGCAGGATCCGTTTTCGCCATTGCTGGTTTCCAGTCGGTGAAGATGTAATGGATGTCCATCTCATCTTGGGTGATGAGCTTGGGATCAAGCCAGCGATAGATGCTGCCTTGCTGCGTGTACTTGTCAGCGTTGACTTGTTTCTTGTAGGTGAAGGTGCTGGTGGACTTGAAGTCCTGAACCTTGCCTTCGCCCACGAAGTCGAACTTGCCGGTCACCGTCCACTTGCCAATCTTTCGCTTGAGGCGTTGCTCGAGGTAGATGGGCAGGATGTCTTCGGTCAACTCTTCTGGTTTCGGGTTGATGCGCACGCGATCGATGACTCGCTGAGGCAAGCCAATGGCCTGCATGGCTTTTGCGTAGTTGGTGACCCATGCTTTTTCGATGCCGTCATGGATGGCTGCACCCATACGGTTGTTCATCATGTCAGCCAGGTTGACCAAGCCATCACCTGGGGGCACGCGAGTGGCCAGGATGATTTGGCGAAGGGGTTTGAGTAGCGTGGTTGCGCTGATCTCGGTGGGATCGTCACTGTAGTCGTAGTAGTCACTGGCCAGGAATACGGCCAGAGCCAATGGGACTTCACTGACGTTTGCAAAACGGGCAGACATGAGAAAACCTTTCGTAGTTGATCGAAGAAGCGGGGGGACGCCGCCTTGTTTATTCGGCGTTGTGCAATTGCAGGTACCGAGTTAATGTGTCTCGTGCTTCCTTGATGTCGTCTACAGCAGATTTGCCGCCGGTACGCACACCTGAGAGCAGGAGTTTTTTGGATGCGTGTTGAATGCAGCCAGAGGGATCGTTGATGTCGAAGAGTTTGTGCACGGTGTACACGTCGACTTCTTTCAGATGCTCCACGTTCTTGTAGTACTTGGGGTACTTCTGTGACATGGATTGGCGAGGAGCAATTTTTGAGTTGGCAATCTGTCGTTGCTGATCGTGGTGAAAGCACAGATGCCAGTTGCCCATGGCGTGATTGGTGCAGCCTTCAGCGCTGCAGTGTTTGATTTCTGTTGACATGGTGTGAAGATAAAAAGAGCCCCCGAAGGGGCTCTAAGTTTTAGACAGACACGATCAGAGGATTTCGCACACACCAGCGGTGCAAGCCAATTCCTTCGTGTTTACGGTGGAGTCGTCTTTCTCGAATTGCGCAAGCGCATCCCAATCGAATTGAGGCATCTTGGCGAGCAAGGCCTCGTACTCTTCTTTCGTGCACTCGGTGTAAGGCGCCTGCTTGTAGCTGTGATCGCTATGAGGTAGGAAGCTCACGCCGGCAATGCGGTCGAAGTGTCGGTAGACCCAATCGCCCACACCCATCCACTCGTGGTCTTTCACGTAGACCGTGATCGACACGTTGTGCTCAGTCCATTCCTCTTGCAGCATCAAGTAATGCTCGAGCTGCTCAAGAGCAGTACGGTCATTGCGGAATACTGCGTGGCTTGGGCCTTGCACAGGGAAGCTGAACACGTCGGTGCTGTGTGGCTTCATGAAGTCGTCTTCCACTGGGAAGCCTTGTTCACGCATCAGCTGAGCGAGCGGGTCCTTCTTGTCTGCACGGACAGTGCGGATGTAGTACTCGCTGTAGCGAGGGTGGATACCGCTGGCTGAGTCGACGAGCTGTGACACTGTACCGCTGGGCTTCACTGTCGTGATCGCTGCAGCTGGGTTAATACCGAGCTTGTCAGCCCACACTTTGTTGACGTTGATGGCGTGAGCCTTCATCGTCTTCAGCCACTTCTTGGCTTCGTCATTTGTCTGGCTCAGGATCGGGTGATCCATGATCCCGGTCAGGCTCACACCCAACAGACGTTCTTCTTCCTGGTTCTTTTTCCAGATGGAACGAACGTGACGGAAGTTGGTCAACATCGATTGGAAGGTGCCAATGACGGTGGCTGCTTCGACTTTGGCGAGCAAATCTTCGAGGGTGTCTTCTTTGCGGATGACGACTTCGGAGAGGTTGCAAACGCCGGCTGAGCGCAGTGTGATTTCTGCACATGGATTGGTACCCACGATCTTGGTGTGATCACGACGGCCAGTCTCGATCGCTTTGTTGATAGCAGCTTGGCGATTGAAAATGCCGCGCTCACCAGACTTGCTTTCGATCAGGCTCAACCATTCCTTCATGAAGAGTTCCATGCCTGGGCGCTCTGTGTAGGCAGCTGAGTTGTTGGCCAATGCACGCTGTGGCTCGATCGTCCACCACTGGCCGCTCTTGGCACCGCGCATGCGGTCATCAGAGAGGTTGCTGAGGGAGATCAGAGCAGAGCGGCGAACGCCGCCTACGACCACGATGTCAGCGATCTTGCAGACGAGGTCATGGCATTCGATGGAGGTGAGCTTGCGGCCCACGGCACCTTTGAACGTCTCCACACAGAAGTTGAAGAGATCGATCAGAGGAGCTGGACCGCTGGCTCGGCCACCAAAGGTCTTGAGCTTGGCTCCGGCTGGGCGGATCTTGCTCATGTCCCACTTGGGGATGTGACCTGCATAGAGGTGGGTCAGCAATTGGCGAAGAGCCATAGACCAGCCACCTTTGGAATCACGGACTTCGATGACGTCGTCAATTGATGTCAGGTGGTCAACGCACCCAACAATCGGTTTGCCGTCTTCATCAAAGGACACCTGAATGCCCACGATGGGCAACTTGGCGATGTACTGGCGTTCGACTGAGAAGCCGGCACCGGTACCGCACATGAGGATGTACAAGATGTCATCGAAGGCACGGATGTCGTCGATGGCAGTGAACGAGCAGTTGTAGCCCGCCATGGGGTCGCGCTCTAGAGCAGGACCTGCTGTCATCAATGCACGCATCGATGGCATCGTCTTCAGATTCACGATCGAGTCGTAAATCATCTGGCTTGGGTACAGCGGGAACTTGTTCGAGAAGTAATCGACATAGCGTTGCACGGTCTCGGGCCACGTCTCACGACGTTGCTCGGCGTCGATCCAGCGCGCGTAGCGGCTCTTGTGCACGTATTCCTGTAACTGGGTGGGTAGTTGTTTTTCTGTCTGCATGTATGAAAGCGCTTTCATGTTCCTGGACAAAAAAAGAGCCAAAGCTCCCCCAGGAAACACCCGGAAGCTCTGGCCCTGTTTGGAGGGGGATCAGAGTTTAATGGGTTTCCCTTTCAGTAATTGCCTTGGGTTAAAGCCGACCAAGATACTGGGAATAGTGGCTGAATGATTTCGTTCACTTGCGCTGCCAATTCTTGTACTTCTTTCTGCGCATGGCTGTCCGAGCGTTGGTTATAGAAGTTGGCAAAAGCATACAGAGAGCCAGTCCACACCCAATTCACTTCGCAGCCCTGGGGCAGGAAGAATCGGGCTTGTTCCGGGCATACGCCGTCTTTGATGGCGTCCTCGTAGGTGTCGATCATGTTGTTGCAATCGGCCCAATACCGGGACATCCAGTAAACACCGCGGTCATGTAAGCCGGCAGAGCCTTGCTTGACATTGGCTGCAGCGGCTCGGAAGCCGTCTGGGACATAGAGTTCAGGGCGGCTGGAGATATAGCGGCGGGATTCCTCGGATTCCACGAAGCCGATCTTGTGCTTGAAGCACTGGACGCGGATCGGCACTGGCGCTGCCATGCGCAGCGTGATGTGTGGGTGCCCGAAGGGAACCCAATGCTCTGGGATCTTGCGCAGGTACACGGCCATGTCATGGAGCTGAGCCTGGGTCATGCCATAGGGGGCGCCGATCTTCTTCAGCAAGGCCTCCCAGTCGCCTGAGCGCATGCCTCGAGCCAGGAACTGGATCAGGTTGTTGTTTTGCTCGTCCGTGAAGTTCTCAGCCAGTTTGGCAAAGGACTGCCGGGCGTAGTTGGCTACATCACGATCTGATAGATAATGTGAAAGATATTCTGCTTTCATGGTTTTCTCTCTGGTTGGTTAAGGAAACTTGGGGGCTAAAGCCATTGGAGTGTCTCAATGACGTGTTCTGAAAATACTTGCGGTACCGGTATTGGGTCGGTGATCCTACCCGGAGACCCAAGTAACGAATCAATAGTCACTGCACTACCCGTCTTTGGTGGGGTAGAGGTTCAGTGGGTTTTACCGTCAACGAATGCTTTTGCGGTGGCCTACACCCGTATCTGGCGGGGCTTGACCAGCAATTTCAACTCTGCGCTGCAGATTGCAAATGCGGCGGGTGATCGCTACTTTGATCGGCATGACTGGGCCAACGGGGTTATGTCGACCCAGTACTACTGGATCCAGTTCGTCTCGATCAACGGCACCGTGGGTGAGCCCATCGGGCCAGGTGCGGCTATGCCCCGCTTGGCTATTGACGAGCTTATTGAACAACTGACAGCCAAGATTGACTACGGCGCGCTATCCGTAGATTTGAAAACCGCGGTAGATAAAGCTGATGCTTACAAGTTAGCTCAGGAGTTAACCAATGGCACATTGTCAAGTGAGCAAGTATTCATCCGTGAAGCTTTGGCTTTGGTTCAACAAGACGTTGACCAAGCGTTTGTACTCATCAGTAATGAAGTAACGGCTCGCCAGAGCGCCGGGCAGGCGTTTGCTTCGGCTGTGACGACTTTAGCCGTGTCTACAGGAGAGAACTTTGCTGCGTTACAACAGACTTTTCAGACGAGCATCGATGACACCAACAACGTGGTGAACTCGCTCTACACGGTAAAGTTGACTGCCAATGATTTGGTGGGTGGCTTCGGTCTCTACAACGATACCGAAACAGTGGAAGCGGGCTTTGATGTCGATACTTTCTGGGTGGGACGCACCCAGGCGGACAAGAAGAAGCCGTTCATCATTTCTGGTGGTGAGGTGTTCATCAACCAGGCGGTGATCCAAGAAGCCAGCATTGATATCGCCAAGATTGACAAAGCCACGATCCAGAACCTGTCTGCGCTCAATGCAGACATGGGAACTTTGACTGCCGGCAAGATCGAGTTCAAGCAGCAAGGGGATCCCACCAGCTATACCGTCATTGATGCGTCCACACAGAGCATCCAGGTTTGGAACGCTGGTGTGCTGCGCGTGCGTATCGGGAAACTCTCATGAGTCACGGGATGGAGATCTCCAATCCGGGTGCACATATCGTGTACTCGTCGACCGACGTTACCTGGAACCAGGTGGATTTTTTCAGTGTGGCTGGTAACGGTTCAGAGAGTCACGACTATCCAGCATTGGCCGGGCGCGAGGTGTTGACAATTCAGATGTTCATCAACCCACCTCCGGTCGATCGCAAGGCATTGGCTCATAACGTGACCGTCAGTGGTACCACAGTGTCGGCTTCTGGTGGCAGTGAGGCTGCGTATATCTTGGTTTTGATGAGGTAAGCATGTCCTACGGTTTCTTGGCAACCAACAATAGCGGCCAGGTGTTGGTATCTAGCGATACCCGCAACCTGCACTTCAAAGGCAAGTACGTGTCGCCGTCATTGGTAAAACAGACTGACAGTTATGGTGGTCTTCGTCATCTTCGTTATTCGTTTGAGTGCGTCGTGACTCCGGTGCCGTTCTTCACGATGCCTACGGCATCGGCCTACTACGCGATTGCGCGCATTGCCAATACGGTGAACACCACTTGGGAAGTGGATGTCATTACCAACAGCACTTCGAGCAACTACCCAGAGCTCTATGTGTTTGTGGATCCTCGGGGAACTTCAAGCACTGAGACCCATGGAATGCTGGTATATCACAGCGACGGCACACCTTCGTTTGATAGCCGCAAGAGCCCGCTGGCTGTGGTAGGCGGGGGTTCGATCACGCACCCTACCAACCCTCGAAATGCCAGCATTGGCGGCTTGTCGGCTCGAAATTGCAGCTCCAGTTTTGGTAGCAACTTTGCACCAGACAACGAAAGCGGAGATTTGATTGTTGGAACGCTGCCAGCTAAACCGATCTTTCACTATTCATCGTTGGCTCAAGCTGAACGTCAACAGGAGTTTTACGATTCCGAAGAAGAGTGCTCGAGTTGGGACTGTGGAACCTGTGTTTTTTACTCAACCACCAAGCAATGGTGGTCCACATATTGGACGTTTTACAGAGGTGGCTTGAGAATCTCTGGGGCCAACTCAGTCAAGGCCGGCTGGATTACGGTGGAGTGGGGATGCAACTGGCGATACAACGAGGATTCAGATTTCTTGGGTATCGGTGTGGGCGGAAGTTCGGGTATTGGCGGCTACTGGCCATATTCCAATGAAACCATCAACCTGTCATCTGCCGCGGTAATCATTGCTGATGGAGCGCGCTATGACTGAAGTGATTAAGCCCTACACAGTCTTCGGAGTCAAAGAGTATTCTGATGGCAAGATGATTGCCTACGAAGTGTCTCGAAGGTTCTTGGATGAAAACGACATTCAGCGCACGCAGAAACTCAGGGCTACTGTGTTTGCACCGCTTGATGCTGACGTCGACCAATTCTTGCTGAACTACTTGAAAGAAGAACAATGGCTGATATGAATTTACTCGAGACTATGGATTGTGATGGTGAGATTCGCCAGCACTTTGATCGTTCTACAGATGGCTTTCTTGAAGCGGTAGCTGCAATTGAAGCGCAGTTTGGAAAGCAAAATGCTGCGGCTTGGCGATCTATTTCCACGCCACAGTACAACAGTATCTTCGATGACAACGTGGTCTCAGTGCTGTACGTGACGCTGCCCCCCATGTATGACCAACAGCGGTTGATCCACTTTGGACGAAAGTACTTCTTGAACCATGGGTGGATCTACGACAAGGTGTATTACGTTGCTCGGCCTGAAACCTGTGAACTGCCATACCCCGAAGGTGCGCAGTTGATTGCTACGGGAGAACTGGTAAATGTGCTGGGGCAGCCCGGTAACGACGATCTTTCCAGATACAAGTGCCTGTACTTCATGCACCCTGATCACGCGGCTGTTGAAAGCTGGGTGGGTAAATCGTTGCCGCAGGGTAAATATTCAACCGGCTATGCCGTGACGTTTGATACGCAGGACAGCAACAAGGTAATGCGCGTTAAAACTTATGTCTACGACGAGCACACCATGTATTCGGACTGGGACATTACTTGGCACCGATATACGATCCGTGCTGACCGCCTAGCGGCCCTTGCTGCGAAACAGGCTGTTTGATTGTTTCTATGGTCTAATACAGGCCATGCGGATGTCTGAGTAGCAGGAACTTCCGATACTTGTTCAGGCAAATTGACAACGAGTCGGAGCTACAGATGGCCGGAAGAATCAAACTTGTACAGGGCGATACTCGCCCATTTATTCGCATGACCTTGCGAGATGGTGACGGCACTCCAATCAACGTCGCTGGGTCTGTGGTGGTGTTTAAGTTCCGTGAACGGGGGGCTTTAGACACACTCTTCACCACACCGTGTATTCAACCCAACGGCGGTGGTGACGGCAAAATTGTTTTCAACTTTCCTGAAGGAAGTCTGGATGTCCCCCCAGGTGCATACGAAGGGGAAATCGAAATCCAATATGGTCTTGGCGACATCCAAACCATATACGATTTGTTGAAATTCACCGTCCGCGAACAGTTCGCATAATCAGGAGTAGCCTATGTCTGCAATGTCAAATTTTTTGGAAAACAAGCTTATTGATCGCATTTTCCGTGGTCAAGAATACACCTTCCCCACCACACTGTATGTGGGCTTGTTCAATGCAAGCCCTGCAGATGTAGGTGGTGGTGTTGAGGTGGTTGGTAATGACTACGCACGTTCTGCAGTCGATACCACATTAGCCAACTGGGCAGGCACACAGAGTGCTGGCAGTGCTGCTGCCTCTAATGGTACTTCTGCCACCACAAGCAACAACAACGCAATCACCTTTCCCACACCCACAGGTTCATGGGATGTGGTCACTGCATTTGGTATCTTTGATGCTGCCTCGGGTGGCAACTTGTTGTTCTACGGTAACTTGACCATCTCGAAGACGATCAACCCAGGTGACTTGGTGACTTTCCCAGCAGCCTCGTTGTCATTGCAACTGGACAACTAATAAACCATGCTCATCAACTCGGCAACGCTAAACGCTGCCGTAGTTAACGGGGCAGCTGCTAATGTCACTTCATTGGCAGCGGTTGTTCAAGCGTCCTCGAATACTGCGGTATCGCTTGATGCAGTCAAGCGATTAGGCGCAGCATTTGCCAGCACATCCTCTATTGTGGGTGGACTGGTAAACACCATTCCTATGCACAGCGCCGTGTCAAACAATGTTGTTGCAGAGGGGTTGACACACCAGACCATTCCTTTGGGTGGCTCTGGTGTTTGTGGTTCTATAGCCATGGTTTCTCTAGGGGTCACAAAATCCCTCAGCGCATCTGGTCCTATATCCACAATTAACTCAGCCCCCTTAGGGGAACAAGTATTCGGTGGTGGTAGTAGCTTCGTTGGTTCCACTGCATCGGTTCCATTTGCGTACTTGGACGTGATTCGCGCTGTTGCGGCGCACGTTACCTGTCAGAGTTCTGCAAGTGGCTCTTTGCATTTGGATATCCCAATTGGTTCTTTAGAGGGTGTTGGAGCAATCACAAATGTGATTGACGGATCGCTGCATTTGGGCATTCCTATTGCTGGTTCCGGTATTGCACTCTCTGAAGTTATTGGCAATGTGTATGTTGTGAAGCGTGTAGCCGGTGCTGTAAGCACAGGCGTTACTGCTACTGGCAACATCCATATCGATAAGCCATTGGCAGACCTAGAGAGTACAGCAAGCATCACAAACGTGTTGTCTGCAAATCTTCATCTGGATATCCCATTGGCAGCGGCTGCTCTTGCAGCTGTGTCTACAACAACCCGAGTGCTCGTCATTGATGCTATTGATATCTCTGTTACCGCAGGGTCGTATGCTGACGTAGAATTTATAGAAATTTTTATCAGCGAAGCAGAGCTGTTTTACCCAGATGAACAAGAACGTTTAGCTGCGTAACAAAAAGGAAAAATCATGAAATTGAAACTAACCAATAACGCTGCTGCTACCTTAGCATCAGCAATCTCTGCAGGAGCTACAAGCGTTAGCTTGACTGCCGGTGGTGGAGCATTGTTCCCATCCTTGGCAGCGGGTGAGTACTTCTTTGCAACACTGATTGATGCTTCTAACTCACTTGAAGTTTTGAAGGTCACTGCCCGTGTTGGGGACACGCTCACTGTTCTGCGTGCCCAGGACAATACATCTGCTAAGGCATACGCTGCCGGTGACAAGTGTGAGTTGCGTTTGGTAGCTGCTGTGTTCAATGAACTGATTCAACGTGACGGCTCTGTTGTGATGACAGCCAGTCTTGACCATGGAGGCTTCAAAGCTATCAACATAGCCGACCCAACTGCCGCGCAAGATGCCGCAACTAAGAACTACGTTGATACTACTGCCGTAGCAGCCGTCAACGCAGAGGCAGCCACCCGACTTGCTGCTGACAATGCGGAAGCAACGGCTCGCTCCAACGCAGACGCCGGTAAGGTCAACCTCGATGGTGGTAATGCAACTGGCACATGGGCTGGCACAACAGAATGGACGCGCGTAAACAACAGGCCAACTGCGCTGAGTCAATTCTCAAACGATAGATTCTTTGAGAACGTCAGTGGCCTTGCTAGGGTTGGCTCCGGCGCCCTGAACTGTAACGGCAATACTGGTAACTGCTGGCCGGGGTCAGCCGCCGTCAACTGCTACGGCTCTGGAAACGTGCAGGCGATGCAGCTTGAATTAACTGATAACGGCACATCTGTTGGCATCCGAGGCGTCAACTACAACTACAACTGCAACTGCAACTGCGCATGTGATTGCTGCTGCTGTTTTGCAAAAGGCACATTGGTAAGAATGGCTGATGGCTCTGTAAAAGAGATTGAAAAAGTAATGGTTGGCGAGATGGTTAAGGGTTTGGTTGGGGATGTTTGTGTTGCGCACAAATTTGATACAACACTCAAAGGAAACTCTCTCTGGAAATTAAACGGCGACGTAACCGTCACTGGTGGCCACCTGTTCCTCGTTAACGGTGAGTGGGCGGCTATTGATATGGACGTGTACCCACATGGCGTTTTCTTCCGCTCAGAGCAGGAGTTTGATGAGTCTGGTCTTGTGGATATAAAACATCAGACGAAGTTGAGCGAGGTCGTTCGACAACTTAAAGTTGGCGACATTGCAAACGGAGTCGAAGTGTTGAGCATTGAGCGTGTTGACGCTGACTCAGACGTAAATGTTCACAACATGATTGTGAATGGCGGAGATGCTTTTATTTTGGCAACCGGCGTAGCTGTTGATGGCTTCATGCGCCAATCATGCAAGGGGATGCAATGAACATTTTTAGCGGAACTTATAACACCACATCCGGTCTGCCAAAGATAAATCTATTTATCGAAAAGTCTGGCGAATCGCTTCTGTTCTTCAACCTTTTTGAGTTGATTGACAATGACGAGTACGTTGGCGATGTAAGGCAAATCGGCGATAAGTCATTTGGCGTAGCCTCTACCCTCGCGTTTGATTTTGCAGAAATGCGCAATCACGCGCAGTGGGGGGACGCTGCCTCGTGGCATTTGTATGTAACCGGCGGCGGGTTGTTGTACGTAGAGAACATTCACGCTGAGACGTTTTCGTCAAAAGCAAATGGCGGCGCGTATGCAACATCAAAATCAAAAATGCCAGTGGCGATTCTGTTTGTTCCGTATGCAGATTCGTCAATCCAAGATGCTGGAGTGATGTTGCAGATTGATGCAGACTCTATTGTTGGAACCTCCCCCGACCTCAGCATTGTTGAGTTTGATGGCAAGGGCGCGGATTTCAGAAGCGGGTTACTGCCGTCAATGACTCTGACATCTGCCGACTTGATTCAGAAAAATGCTGAATTAGAATTTGCCGTGACGGTTATGCGCGGCGGCTCTGTGGATGAGTCTTGTAGCTCTGAGATTTGTATTGAATCTACTGGCGGGTATCTCCCGCTCCAGAGGGCGCAGGCAGTTCGTGGCGTTGCATCGTTCAACCTAAAGGCGCTTGACGTTCCATCGGGAAGCAAAATTAAGGTCAAAGTTGGCTTTAGAAATTTCTCCTCAATGGCAAGCAAGACGATTACTGTTATTTAACTCAAAGGCCCACCTTGGACACCAAACCAATTTACACGCTGACTTGTGAAGATGCTGATGGGAAATCCGTCACCCTAAAGTATTCGCCACATGACTCTGTTTTTTTTAAAGAAAACGATGAGCGCATCGCAGTCCCCGGGTTTGACAAACTGCCAAGTCCAACCATGTATACGGAAGTCGATGGGATTGGGCACGGCTCTGAAATGTCGCCGTCAAATCCCGCGAAAAAATCCAAGAGTCTGTATGTCTTGAAAATACAGATGGGCCTTAATTGCAACTACACGTGCGCTTATTGCAGCCAAGCAGCTCACTTGCAGCACAATGAGGCCGTAATCACAAACGTGGATGATGCTCGCGATTTTCTTGGCAGACTTGATGAGTGGCTTGAGTCGGCTCCGAAGCGAATTGAGTTTTGGGGCGGAGAGCCATTTGTCTACTGGAAGGCAATGCAGGTTTTGGTGAACGGGTTTAGAAAAAAATTCCCAGACGCTTCTTTTAATATCGTGACAAATGGCTCATTGCTTGACGAAGAGAAGTATGAGTTCATTGTCCAGAACGACATAGCTGTTGCAGTGTCTCACGATGGCCCCGGCCAGAGCGTGCGCGGCCCAGACCCGCTCGACGACCCTGAAATGTTTGCGGTGTGGAAAAAGTTTGTTGATACCCGCCAAGGAATGTTCAGCTTCAATAGCGTGCTCACATCAAAGAACTGTGACACATACGCTATTCGTAAGTGGTTTGTAGACCGCTTCGGCGAACATGTGGTCAGCAATTACGAGGGTGTGGCCCTTGTGCATGATGACGATTCTCGGAATCACGGAGATGTGCTGTTTGGTCAGGACGACTACAACGTCATGCAATCAACGATGTATCGCTCAATCGTGGAGGGTGATGGATTTTCAAACCCAACTATCCGCTCAAAAGTAGAGGACATGATTCGCTCGTTTAAAAATGAGCGCTCTTCAAAGAAGCTCGGCCAAAAGTGCGGAATGGATAGAGAGGGTGCGCTTGCTGTTGACCTCAAGGGCAATGCCTTGACTTGCCACAACACTGGCGCTAACAGTAAGCACAACATTGGCAGCGTGTACGACTTTGAGAATATCTCACTTGACACATCTTGGCACTGGTCACAGCGAGAGTCTTGCAACTACTGCCCAGTTTTGCAAACATGCCAAGGCTCTTGCATGTACCTTGAGGGTGACGACTTTGTCGACTCTTGCAACAATGAGTACGCTTACAACCTGCCAATCCTTCTAGGTTCTATTGAGCTTACATTTGGGTTGCGCGTGTTGAAGATTGAGGGCGACGTGCGTCGTCCGCAAAAGACAGGTCGCAAAGTGATTCCAATCAGGGCGGCCTGATGGTCTCTATGCTTTTTGGAGTGCCTGTCGCAATTTTTAAAAACTGCGACATTGGGATGCACAACATGGCCGCAAGCAGCAGGTCGCTCACAGAGGAGCTTGGCAAATTCATTGTCAAATCTGTGGGCGATTTCGCCACATCTGTTGGCGTTGTTGGCGACTTCGAGATTACAAAGTGGTGGGTTGTTGACATGAAGTTTGGGATGCAAAACCATCTTCATGTTCACCCGGACTCTGACGCATCTTGTGTTTATTACCTAGATGTTTCTGATGACGCTGTGCCGTTAAGTCTTGTTGACCAGCGGCCTTCGTCAATCTTCACAAATCACAGCGGCAAGAAATCCAATGGAGAAGTTGTCGGTGGGTACAAGTCAATAAACATCAAGCCCGCCTCTGGCGAGCTTGTTGTCTTCCCTTCATACGTTCCTCACTTTGTCTCAACAAAGCTGGATAACAAGAGAAGGGTATGTTTAGCTGCAAACCTAAAAATCCGGAGTTGAAGTGTTTACAGACGACCAAGGCGTAAAGCAAGAAACACCAGATGAGATTGGGATTGAGCGCAAGCTCGATCTAATTCTTGATGAGGTAAAACATATGCGTGCGGCCTTCCCAAAGGACGAGCAGGGCGAGGTTGACTACGCTGGGCACCGTAAGTATCACGAGCACTTGATCAAAGCTGCTGAAGCACAAGAAGCCTTCTGGACTGACCTCAAAAAAGAGATCATCAAGAAAGGTGTGCTCGGTGCCTTGGTGATTGCCATTGGTTTGCTGTGGCTGGGTGCACAAGCAAAGCTGGGCTTGCCCTTGAAGTGATGTGGATCCGATCAGCCTTCTCATGGCCGCACAGGCAGCTGTTGCAGCTGTCAGAAAAGGCTGCGAGATGCTCTCCGAGGGCAAGGCTGAGATCGGGAAGTTAAAGAAGACAGTCGAACAAGGCATCGGTGATGCCAAAGCCATCTACAAAGAAGTCACTGGCCTGTGGTCGTGGCTTCTTGGTTTATTTGGGCAGGGTTCTCAGAAGAAGGTCGAGATACAGCAACCTGTTGCTGACACTCCCAAGCCTGAAGCCCCTGCCCCGGTAGTCAAGAAGAAGAAAAAATCAGAGCCCGTTGAAGAGCTCAGCTACGAGGAATATCAGACCCATGCCATTCATGCGGTCTGCGAGCAGCTGAAGACCTTTTTTGAGATTCGTCGGAATCTACGGGCCTATTGTCTGGAGCTGGAGGAAATCTCCAAAACCACGACGACAATCGAAGACAGTGCGATCGACCGCGTTGAGATCGAGCTACAGCTCGAGAACATGTCGGTGCAGATCAGGGAAGCAATGGTGTATGCACCACGCGAGCTGCGTGACATCTACAGCCGTTTCTTGAGCATGTACGAACAAATTCTGGAAGAACAAGAGTTCGACCGGATGCTTAAAAAGAAGCAGCAGAGAGATGAGGAAGCTCGACAATGGCTACGCAGAAACCACCGAATCGAAATCTGGGTGCAGGTAATAGCTACGGCAATACTGTCGGTAATAGTGCTGGGAATAATGTGGGATTTGCGAATCCAACACTCGGCACGCTCGCGCTTTTGGGAAGAGTCCTCATATACGTTGCCATCGTCGTATTCGTAGTGGTTTCTTTCTTGGCTTACATCGAGACAAAGTGGATGCGGGCCGAAATAAAATCCGAAGCCAAAGAGCTGCGGAAAATGCGCAGGGAGATTGATGATTTATTGATGAAAGGCAAGAATGAAAAAGCTGCTGTACCTAGCTCTGCTGGTACTACTGGTGACGGCCTGTGAAGACCGCTATCGGTATTACTGTCAGGATCCCAAAAACTTCAGTGCGAAGCGCTGTCAAAAACCCGATTGCTTGTTTACCCAGGACTGTCCTGAGTACCTAGTAGCACCTGTCCTGGAGAAAAAAGTTGAACCAACAACAACCCCCTCGAGCTCTGTTCCAAACAACTGAAGAG